GTCTCAGTCTTGGTGGAAGCTAGGATGGGCTACGAATCATATCTTCACGGACGCTGAATCTAATCAGAACGTGCTCGGTAACAACCTGCAGCACATCGGTCAGTTCGATCAGTGGTTCACCGGAGGCAGTGACCTCGGAGACCCTATCATGTCTTCGATACTTACACGCATAACGGATGCAGGAGACTCCTCCTCGGACAAGATTTTCCGTTATGGAGAGGTGGTTGCTCCGCCTCAAGTAGGGTTCGCTTACCTTACGTGCATATCGAACCCAGGCAACCAGCAGTATACAGACCTTGTCACCTTCGACCTGAACAACAGCTTTAACGGAGTCCGGCACCAGGAGAGCTGGTCTCGACCCATGCGAGGGTCCGAGGTGCAGATGCTACTTCAGACCTTGTCCTTCGATCAACTCGAAGTTCAGCAGGCGACGATTTATGGCTTCGTCGATCGCAAGCTCATTCAAGTCTCGGGTACGCTGTAATGGCTATTCCTCCGCAGAACATACAAGGCGTTACGCGCTCCGTAAGCACGTACTCCACAGGTAAAGGCTACGACGTTCTCAAGGGCCTCACGAACATATCGAAGTCGAACAGCCCTGTCATAAACCCTCCCATTCTGCTTGGGTCTGACTCCATGCAGATTGACGTTATCAACAACCCCTCGAACCTCTATACGTTCTCGAACCTCGTTCACCGTACGAACCAGGCGAATACCATAGTCAACCTCTCCGCTCAGGGGTCGTTCCTTACAATACCTGCAGGTGGTACGCTGCAGTTCATTTTAAGCGGTGTTCCGGCCTCTCCAGTGGTCATAACGTCTACGAACATACGGATAGGCGGCGGCACCCTCGGATCAGGCACCTACAGGCTCTTCCTGGCTCAAGTGGACCCCCTCATCACTACGGGCATAGTCTATGCGCAATTGTACTACCAGTCTTGACATTGTGGTAAAATGTGCGTATGAAGTCCGTATATCCGAAGCTTAACAAGCTCATGTCCGCCTACGAGATCCCTAAGATTGAGTCCCTTTACTCCAAGAGAGTAGACGGGTACCAGTTTCAGGGACATTATGGCAACATGGGCAAATTCTACGGAAAATATGCCTCCAGGATCAACCCCTTCAAGGGCGGAGACAAAAAGTGATCGCCAAACAAGGCCAACTAAGTTACTACGAAAGAGAGAAGACTCATGCCAAGCGGAAACGGAAGCGCAAAAAAGAAGTCGTCGGCTAAACCTAAGGCGAACGCGAAGAATGCCGCTCCTATTCAAGAGAGCTTTGGAAAGAAATTGTCTGAAGGTTTCGACAACTTCCGGCGTCAAGTGTCCCCGATTTACAGAGCGACTAACCCAAAGAAAAAAGCGTAGGAGATGAGTTATGGGCGGGATGATGCCTCAGATGGGTCAGCAGCAGTCCCAACAACCCCAACAGGGTCAAGCTCAAGGTGGGGGCGGTCAACCTGCAAATGTTGCGCCGGAAGCCCTTATGGCCCTCCTATCTTTCTTGCAGCGACTTGGACCCAATCTTCAGCCGGGCCAATCTGCTCCTCAAGGGGGTTCGGAAGTCGCTCAGGGTTCACTTCAGCAGTTGATGCCGATGCTCCTTCATCTCTTGTCTCAGAACCCGCAGCAGGCACAGCAGGGACAGCAACAGCAGCAGCAAGCGCAACAGGCGCAGGAGCCTCCTCAGATCCTTCAAATGTTGTCTAAGATGGGGCTAACCGTAAAATGACTGAGTACTATATCACTTCGATCGAACAAGAGGAGGCAAATCCTTTTGTTCTTTCGCATGTGCTTTCGATGGGTACCATTCTTGATGAAGCATGGGAAGCCGAATACGGGAAGTACATAAAGTGGTACGGCGCTCAGATAGCCGGGGAGATCAAAGGTGTCCTTGGCATTATGATCTGCTCGGATCTGCCAGATGACCTCGTTATTGTAGGTATCTACGGGTGTCCGAAATCAATCAAGATTCTCGGAGAGTACGTGTTAAGCCTTTCGTATAAGAACAAGTTCGGGTACATCGACGTAAAGAACGAAGCATGGATGCTAGCACTTATGAAGAGAGGCTTCGAGGTCTCTCCTATCGTCGAGCGGGACTGTGCAGGCAACAGGATTCGTCTAGTTCAGCTAACAGGAGGGCAACATGAAGGGTAGTGGCGGAGCAGCTCAAGGAGCAATGCAGGACTCTCTAAAAAATCAGGGGCTTGCAGCTAATGCCATAGGCACTGGAGTAAACAGTCTGAACTCTAGCGCGTCCATGTTGAACTCGCCCCTTCAGGCAACTACCGGAGCTATCGGAGCGAACGCTTCTGCCGTTGCTCCTGGCATGGCCCAAGGTCTCGGTACAGCCCTCGGTAGTGGGGGTAACATGTCCGGGCAGACCGGCGTGAACCAGAACCAGCAGGGGCAGAACCTCGTCAACTACTCCGCGAACACCGGAGGAACGAACCTTTCAAAGGCAAATTCTGGTCTACAGCAGTTCTACGGTAACGAGATGCTGCAGGGCATGGGACAACCTGCGATGCTGAACGCTCAGGACCAGCTTCAGCAGCAGTTCTCTATAGCGAACAACACAGCTAAAGCGGGGGCTGCTCCTGGCACGAATCAGGCCGCTACGACCCAGGCGAATCAGAACTCGCTGCTTACTGCCTCTGGCAACCTCGCAGGCAACCTCGCCGGACAGAATCAGGCGATTAAGGGGCAGGGAGCGGCAGGAGTAGCCTCGACAGCTTCTAACCAAGACTCTCAGATCATGTCCATGCTTCAGGAAGCGTTCTCTACCGGGCAAGGGTTAAATACGACTGCTCTCACCAATCTAATAAATGTGCTTGGTTTGGGAGATACTGCACTGAACCAGGGTCTTGTTTCTGCTAGTCAGGGAGCGGCGAACACCGGAGCGACTCTCGGAGCAGAGGGAGGACTGTTCACAGGCTACGGAGGTCAGGCACAGCAGTTCGGGCAACAGGCATCCGCGAATCAGCAGAGTGGCGGTCTCGGCGGATTACTTGGGTCGGCGGCAGGACTGTTCTCGCCGATTAAAATAGGCGGGAAATGACTCGCTTCGCTTTTTATATTTTTGAAGGCTCTTCTATCGCTTGGGCAAGGCGTCTTTTTGACGAGGGCTGTGAGGTTCTCGTTTACCACCAACTGAAGGACTCTCGCAAAGTCGGAGAAGGACTCGTTCCTCTAACCGAAAGCAAAGAAGAGTGGCTAGCCTGGGGAGAGGAAGATCCTCAAACGATCTACTTCTTTGACTGCTCGGGCGCAGGCGAGTTCGCCGAGGAACTTCGTAAAAAGGGCAAACTTGTTATTGGCTCTGGTCCTTTTATGGACAAGCTCGAGAAGGATCGTGATTGGGGCATGGAGCTTGCAGAGAAGGTTGGTATCCTCTGCCCTCCTACCAAGAAGTTCACCTCTATTTCTGCGGCAGTGAAGTTCCTCGAGTCTGACCCTGACCAAGAACATGGCGACGGTGGATGGGCTTGGAAGTCAAACAAGTTCCTCGGGTCAGACGTAACCCTGGTAAGCAAAGACACGAAGCAGATTATGGAGCACCTTGAACATGTCACTGAGAGATTTGGGGATAATATTGCTTGCATTCTTCAGGAGAAGATTAAGGGTGTTGCGGTTAGTACAGCCAGATGGTTCAACGGTAAGTCTTTTGTGGGTCCATACGAAGGAACAATAGAGAACAAGAAACTAATGAACAATAACAAAGGACCCGCTACTGGGTGCTCCTTAAACACCGTTTGGTTCTACACAGAAGAGTCTAAGCTACACGAACAACTTCACTTCGATAAGCTCGAGGTTGAGTTCCGTCTAAACAACGCTCCTCCTGGATTATACGATGTAAACTGCATCCTTAACAAGCAAGGAGCCTGGTTCCTCGAGTGGACTCCCCGCCTCGGCATCGACTCGGAGCTTACTTCACAGAGAGGGATCACCTCCCTATATGAGTTCCTGAAGGCTCTTGTTCTCGGCCAGGATGTGAACAGCTTCTTCAAGGTCGATACGTGCTACCACGCGGTTAGGCTCTCGGTACCTCCGTACCCGAACGAAGTGAAGCTCGACAAGAGTTCCGCTCTGGGTATACGTATCAAGGGCTATGACGGGATTTGGGATAAGTTTTTTGTTGGAGTGGGAGTATCATGGGACGAGCAAAAAGACCTCTACGTATCCGATCCCACTGGGTTTGTTGGAGTAGCCTGCACGGAGTCTCCCTCAATAACAAAGGGCTTCGAGTCGATTTACAAGTTTCTGGAGAAGTTGTCAGTGCAGGATTTAATGTATCGGACCGATGCTGCATCGATTATACTTAAAGATGTCGAAGAAATGCTCAAATACGGGTATAGTACAAACGATTCGATGAGGAGATAGACATGAGCGGATTCGTTACACCGGACGTATCAAGCGGCGGAGGCTACGCCTCTGGCGGAGGACTCATGGGCTTCCTTACTCAGGGGCTCCAAGGGTTCCAAGCTGCACATGCAGGCAAGGTGGCCGAAAAGCAGCAGGGTATTGAGAACAAACAGAAAACTCGAGAAGCCGACGAGAAACAGAAGATGGACGAGTCCACCATTCAGCATCAAGGAATCGAGAACACTGCCCTTCAGGCAGGTCTCGCTAAAGATGCTAAGGCCGAACAGATGTCTACGGCACAGACGACTGTGGACAATATCCGTAGGCAGGCGTTGATCCATCCTGACCTGTTGAAAGACCCGAGTGTTCGGGAGAATTATATTAAGCAATCCAATTTATTGGGCATACCCGTTGTGTTAGGTAAAGATGGGAGCATTGATACCGACGCTATAAAAGCTAAGCAGTTTTCCGACCTCACAGAGGAACAAAAGCAGTATTATGCGGGACTAGATCCTAATTCCCGCAAGGCACAGATGAGGGACATCGGCGGTGTTGATGCTGGCTTCATGTCTGCTAATCCTGTTCATTCGTACAAAGAAGAAACTGAACGTAAAAAGGCAGATACAGGTCAACAGAACGCAGACACCCGGCGTCAATACGACTTGCACAAAGAGCATGTAGACGACGTAAAACTGCCTACTTGGCAGAGGCTAAATGGTGCCAAGGCCGCTTTAGTGGAAGCTACGACATCGGAACAAAAAGGCTACATGCAGGCCAAAATTGTTGGGCTGTACGCTCAGGCAAATAAGGCGAGAGTCGAAGCCTCTGCTGTAGGTCCCAGACTCGCACTTATGCAGAGGAGCCTAGACGACAGAGGCAAAGAAATAGACTTGCAGATTGCTAGACTGCAGTATGACACGAGCCCTAATTCTCTGAAGAACGTGATGGGCTTCACTAAAGAGTTAGACGGGTACGTAGAAAAGACTCAGGGGCAGTTAGACTCAGCCGAAAAGACCTTAGAGGCGTACGCTGCAACCCAAACCGACGGCGTGATTCAGCCTGAAAATCAAATGGGAATACAGCTTCAATCGAATGTTCACAGACTGAATGACTCCCTTGCAGCTTTAAAACAGAAACAGAAGAGAGCCCAGAGCATGGTTCAAGGGTACGAACCCCAAGGTATGGCTATTACTCAGCACAGCGGTAAGCAGAGCAACATCCTTCCTCGCAAGGCTTCCGGTTCTAACCCTCAAGAAGGTTCTAAGAGTATGTCCAAGAGCGGTAAGCCTATGACCTACACGAATGGTAAGTGGAATTATGACTGAGGTTCCTGAATCGGATCTTCCAACAAGCTCCGAGGTACCTCAACACGATCTACCTTCAGCCCCTCAAGGAGGGGCTCCTTCCGTTAAACCCAAGGCCGCTCCTTTCATGCCTCATTACAACGGAACGCAGGTCAGGCAACATTTGGCTCATTGGTCATCAGGCACTTGGGACGCATGGAAACAGCTCAGTAATCACCCGTTAGGGTCGATCATTCAAGCCGCTGGAGCCCCTCAACGGTTAGAGGGAGCCATTGCAGAGAACATCCACAATAAGTCGAGCTTCCAGGATTCGCTGCACAATGTCAGTGACCTCGTGTGGCACCCTACCGATGCCAAGGTACAGAAGGCCCGTTCCGTACTCCAGACAGGCCTCGGTCTGTCCAATGACGCCGACATCGACACGATGATAAACGGGCGCAACTGGTACGCCTTGAACCAACTTAAGCCTTATGTTAAGAACGCATTAAAGACTGTTAACAACGTCGCTACTGATACGATCGGAGACCCGTTCGCAGTCATATCCGACGCCGGTACAGCTCTTCGGAATCTCGGAGTGGTCAAGGAGGTCCCTCCGATTACGACGATGATCCATCATGCAGCCGTCGCAGCCGTTAGGAACCCGGCTACGAAGCCTCTGCTAGACGCTGGAGCGAGGACCTCGCGTCTTGTTGCAGGGCACGTTTATAATCACCTGGCAGCCCACGGAGCAGGTCCCGCGTTCGCTCATCTCAAGACTGCCGTCCAGAACTCGAAGAACATGGCCTCTAACGCTCACAGGACCCTTGAGGACACGTTCGTAACTAGACCTGACCTGTTACGTGCCGGGCTGACTCACGAAGGTCGCGACGTACGTATTCAGCTCGAGAACGCCCAACGGGTCGCCAAACACAAGGACAGCTTACACGACGCAGAAGTGGCTAATGACGCGAATAAGTCCGTACAACGGTACGCGCAGTACGTACATGCACACGGATCTCCAAAGCGGTCTGCAGCAGCGGCTACGGTTCTGCATCCAAGCCTTCATTCTGCATCCCCGGCTTCTGGCTCCTTAACGAAGAGCTACACGTCGCAAGAGATACGCGCGATGACTCCCGACGAGCGCCTCGAGGCGTTCAAGCACCTCCGAGACAATATCCATGATAACGAGCTAGCGCGTAAGTCAAACGACGTATTCTCGCCTCATGCTCCTGGCAAGTCCCTGACTAAGAGTGGAGCGATCAACTGGAGCCAGTATAAAGCTCCTGAGGACAAGCTCATCAAAGACATAGCCAGGAGGACGAAGAAGATTTCGGACATAGGTAGAGCGGGTATTGAGCTTGACCCTCTTCCTCACGGCATCTCCAACGTCGGCACGTTATCCGCCCTCGGCGGCGGCATGAATGCGATGGCTCACGGCGTCGCTCACATGGTCAGACCTATCGACCATGTCGTGAAAGGACGCCTAGACTCCATGGGTTCCGGTACGCCGGATTACATCGGAGGACATACCCCCAACTACTTCCCCGGTTACGCTGAAGCGGTAAACAAGATGAGCAGTCTCCTAGGGAAGATGGAGCATGGGTGGAGAGCAGGCTTGCTTGACCATTTAGACCACGTTCTAGGCCCCTCCTCCCCTGGTTCTAAGGAAGAATACCTCAAAGGCGCGTTAATCAATAAGAAGTTAGGGGACTACACGAATCAGTCGGCGTTTGTGAAGTTCTTCTCTGCGATCGGCGGTCCGTTCGTTGCGTACCATCTTGGCATTCTGCCGAAGGCAGTCATCGACTCCGTGAAGGAGAACCCTATAAACTACCTGACCGTAGCCCGTCTTCGGGACCAGAACCAGAAGAACCGTGAAGGAGCCCATAGGGATGAACTCACCTCTGGAGATCCGGTTACGGAGTCCGCGAAAGCTGTTTTCAATCCCGTGGGTTACGCATTAAGCAGTTCATCAATGCCCGAACTGTGGGTTGACGGTAACAGACTAGCGAACGACTGGACTCACCCTTCAAAAACCGGCGAGACTTGGGACAAGGGACTCCTCGACATAGCTGAGACTCACATTGCTCCCCTGGGCATGGTTACTGGCCTGGCTGAGAACGTACAAGGCAAATCATTCGCTGGACAAAACATGACTTTGACAGACCATTTGGCGGCTGCTATCATGGGCGCTCTCAATCAACATATCCACCATCACCCATCGCAGAAAACGGAGAAAGCAGATGAACGATTCACCAAGAAGCACGCATTTGAATGGTTGCCTAGATGACGCAGGCTGAAATGCAAAAAGAGCTTGCCTTACATGACGAAGCCCTTTTTGGTATTTGGATCTCGGCGTCTCAGCGGAGTATGGGTGTTGTGGAGAAGACTAATACGGTTCTGAAACGCATAAACGTCATTGAGAAGTTGATGAAGGCTATAGCCGTTATTTCCCTTTTTCCTCTTCTAAGGAGTGTTGGGATACCCACGGAGTCATTATTTCCTTTCGTCTTAAAAACAGTCCTTCATCTACCTTTCCCATAAACAGACCTATGTACTCTTTAATCTCTTCAGGCGCACAAGACGTAAGAGCGTGTCCTCCTGCGTAGTAAACGTCCATACAGAACTTCGATTGTGCAGGACTTCTTCCGTGTTCCTTTCGTTTGTACGCTTCAGGGCTCTTCACTTCTATCGACAAGAACTGTCCTTGGTAGCAGCAGATGATGTCTGAGATACCTGCCCGGCTGTGAGGCCCGACAGGTACCGAGAAGTAGAAGAGGTAAGGCGCTAGAGTGTCGAGGTACTTCTTGATTTGCGCCTTCGCCTTGTTCTCTGGAGTGAGAGGCATTACTCTTCCTCCTCTACTTCTTCAGCAACGGTTCCGCCTGCTAGTCCGACGATATTCACGCGGGTAGAGGTTTTGTTCGGGTCATCTTTGCGCTGCTCCGTCGTGACGTAAGCTTCCATGACTTTGCCTTTTACGAGTTTCTGAAAGAGTTTACCGGCTTCGACCTTGTCCGTGCTTAGTTCAGAGTATAACGACTCATGTACACCGATTTTCTTGTAGATAGAGGCCATTTGTGAGAGACCCATATAGGACACTTTACCGTTTTTAGTAGACATCGGAGTGTACCACTGAAAAATCTCAGTGCCTTTATGCGGACCCTTTGTAATAACGTAGGTCACTTTGACCGTATCGTTCCCGGCGGCGGACACAGTAGGGTCGAGGTTGTCTAATTTGATCTCGTACTCGCCATCTGGGATAGGTTCGTAGGTGCTTGCGAGTTCTGACAGATTGATTTTACGAAGGCCGCTCATTTGGTTTCTCCTTTAAGTTGCTTTGTAAAAACGTGAGAGTTGCCTACTTCTTCAACAGGCTTGCTTTTGTCTTTTACAATCGTTAGCTCTATGTACGCGCCTTCTAGTCCTCTCTGCTCTGCGTATGAAATTGCTTCTTTTAAGAGTCTCCCGTGGGTTTCTTGCATTTCTTGTAACAGACTCATTTGGTTTTCTCCTTTGCGAATTGCGAGAGTACGAAAGTGGATTTCCCTGCTCCGGGAGGTCCATACACGACCATGAATGACGGTTCAAAGCCTAACTTGGCTTGGAGTTTAGGGATAGTGGGATTTACTAGCTCGAAGGGTATTTTCTCTATTTCTTCCGGGGGAGCGTGGCACTTCAAGATGAAGTCCTCTACCGGACGAATCATAAGTATTCGCTTCTCTACGGGTATCACCTTCCCATTCTCTTGTTGTTTTTGGGTGTACTCAATTTTCAAACGGAACATCGCGTTGCATGAGCCGCTTACCCTGTTGAAAAACTTAGGAGACAGCTCTGGCCCAGTAGTCTTTGACCCGGTCTTTTCGTTTATTTGAGTACCTTCGTGCATCGTCAGTATGATCTTAACTCCTTTATGGTGAAGCAGTTTTATGCTCTGCATGAAGATTTGTTCTGCCATAGCATATGCTGATTGGGAGTTCGTCTTATCCCACGTATTGTAGTAACTTTCAAAGGACTCCCCTTCTTTCATGTTGCGGAAACGGTACTCACGGATTAAATTCGCTGAAAGTTCTGAGAGTGTATCGACTATGAAGGTATCTCCCTCTTTGAACTTGGTTTTAGTAGCGTTATCGTTGAACGCCTTAAAGGTCCCGCCGTCGATCACGGTTATTTCCGTAGGGTTGTCTCGGATTATGTTCCGCACGGAGTCTAGCCCGTGTCCATCACAATTTGTGTAGTAAATCATATATCCTCAATCTTTAGGGATTCTCGCTCTGTTGAAAGTGCTTGTAGCCTCTCCTGGCTTACAAACCCGTGCTCCCATTCCTCGGAGCATAAAGGCCTCTGTAGGCAGTTTGTGCAGGTCCCCATACCGAAACCCATTCTCCCTGTGCGGTACCACACCTTCCGTGCTTTAGCGCCCACCAGGGACATGATACCTTCTTCGAGGTCTCTCCAAGTTCCTGCCTTCTGCAGGGGACTTAACGAGTAAGGAACGGTAAAGTAACTGTCTTGTGCGGTCCATGCAGGGCTCCTAGGGCGCGGTACTCCGATACGTGCTGACCGGATGTACTCAAACTCAAATTCGACGTTGTAGCCGGGGTTTAGAGCCTCTAGGACTACGATGTAGAACCTTGCCTGGTCACTAATATGGATGTCTACCGATGGACTCTTACCGAAGGTCTTCCAGTCGCGGCATATCAAGGTTGTACTGTCCTTCTCGTACACAAGGTCAGGCGTGATTCGGAAATCAACTTCAGGCAGTATCTCATAGTAGAACGATTCTTCGACGTACTTTATATTTCCAGGTAGACCTCTAGCTTGAAGGTAGTCTGAGGAAATTTGGAACATCTCTTCGTTTGCGTCTTCGGGCAACACTTCATAATATGGGCCTTTTACTGCTGCTTCCATGTAACGGTGAAAAATACTGCCTCGGTTAATAGCCTCGTTCTCGTGGTTCGATTGGCGCTTCCAGTCGTACTCTATCTCATAACTCTTGGGGCAGTTCTTGAACGCTGCTAAGCTACTGTAGGAGATTACTAGCTTCTCACTCATAGCAGTTTAAATCCCTTATTTTTGCCGTGGCGCGGAGAGTTCCACATTTTCAGAATCATTTCATGTGTATAAATAATCAATCCCTTTTCCGGGTCGTAAACATTCCAGTACATGCTTCCTTCCGTACTGTAGTACATATCATTCAGTACAATCCAATGCCCATCCTCATCTCCCGGTTCTCCTACTGTGATGTCGATGATCGAATTGGGTCGAAGGTACGTGCCGGTTCTTTCGTAAGGAATTTTCTTGTCTCGGAGGAAGTCCTCCATAGACTCAGGACTTGTGCCGTACTCCTCGTCTGTGCCCATGTACGCTTCTAGGTAGTATACGAGGAAGCTTTTGCCCAATCTCTCGAGTAGGTAAGCCAGGGCGACGGGACCGCAGTTGTGGTCCTTGTCTTGAGTAAGGAACTGGGTGTAGAAGTGCGCTGTACGATCGGTACCGTACCATTTCTCATGGATGCCCTTCTCGTGAAAGATAGCTCCCTGCTTCTCTCTTAGGTGCTTCATGGCTGGGGTTGTAGCGTGACCAACGAGCTTCACGTAGCCTTGATCGGACGCATGCCGGGCGAACTCCTCAATGAGGGCTTTCCCGTACCCCTGGCCTTGGTACATGGGGAGTATCTTCGTGTTGCAGACGTATATTGACTCTTCATCTAAAGGATGACAGTCTTCGGGAGTTTCGTCGATGAACTCCAGAGCGAAAGGAGTAGCTCCGTAGCATTCTCCTATTAGTCCACAGCTCCCTTGGATGTACACGACGAGGCCAGACTTTATGATGTCTTTGCGCTCTTCTGGGTCGATACGAAGATCGTCCTCGTAACACTCTTCAAACTTCACGGTTCGGTTGTAGTCGTATTTAAAATGTGTGTTCATGGATAAACGCTCCTGTAGAAAACTTTCTTTATGTTGTTAGCCTTGAGTAATGCCTCGCAGTATTCACAAGGCTTGTGAGTAACATAAGCAGATAAAAATTTCGTGTGACTGCTAATGAACATTAGAGCATTAGGCTCTGCATGAATCGCTCTAGTACAGTGACCGGCTATCAGGAAACATCCTTCGTCGTAACAGTGAGGCTTTCCTTGAGGCGCTCCGTTGTACCCTGTCGCTATGATTCGGTTGCCTTGAGTAATAACGCATCCGACTTGAAGCCTAGGGCATGTACTACGGTTAGAGACTGTACTAGCGATATCTAAGAAGTAGTCCGTCCAGTCTGGCCGTTGGTCAAAGACTCCAAGCGGCCAGGGAGAATGTATAACCTCCATTGGTTTCATCCTTTACAAGTCGAAGCATCTCTGCAGCAAGCTCGCGAATCTCTAGTTGTGCATGCTCTGAGTTTCTAAGCTTTTGAAAGTGAACGAAGGCTCTGAAGTTACACGAGAAGTCTAGGTTCACTTGGATAGCGTAAGGAAGGAAGTAACGAGCGGACTCTTTTGCTCTCTTTCTTCCCTTTAGTTTTTTTTCTAGGTATTCTAAAGCGTAGCGATAACTCTCGTATGCTTCTGTTGCATCTTCTTTTAGGTTTTTGCTGCTTAACTCATCCCAATCTACTGGGATGTAATACTTGTCCTCCGTGTACTCCTTGTACCTGGCACTCTCTCCATTCACTGAGAAGTGTCGATGCTTGAGTATTTGAATGTGTGTGGCCGTATCGACGGTAGCATTGAAGTGAAGCAGGCTACGCTCAAAAGGCGTTCCATGCTCGTTCTCCGCAAGCATCTTCAACAGTCCTGGAATACGTTCTTCCTTGCCTTCGATTTGAGTGCTCGTCCAGGCGGCTTGGGCATGAGTCTTGTCTCCTCCATACCATCCTACGAGCTTAACTGTGTTTTTCATCTACTTTGCTCCATACTTCCTGCCAGTTTCCTGTACTGGCTCCTTTTGCATAATCGGTTGCTCTGGTCTCGAAGAAGTTTGCGTGCTCGACGCCGTTGAGTATCTCGACGATCCAGGGGAGGGGGTGTTCTCTGATCTGTCTGCCCTGCTTGTCGAAGTAACCGTTGATCGGTTTCAGCTTGAGTTGAACAAGTCTCCAGTCAGTAATGAAACGAACGTAGGCCTTAATCTCTTCTTCGTTCATTCCCTTAACGTGTCCAAGAGAGAACGCTAGATCGACGAAGTTCTCCTCGAGGTCGCACATCCTCCTGGCGATTGTCCTGATACTTCTTTTGACGGCGGGGGTTACGGCACCTGTCTCCTTGTTCCATGCGTGGTACAGCTTAATCATCGCTTCACAGTGCAGGCTCTCGTCGCGTACGGACCAAGTGACGATCTGCCCCATTCCGTTCATTAAGTTGCGCCGTGGGAAGTTAAGCAGCATGGCGAAACTGGCGAACAGACTCATACCTTCTGTGAAGGCTCCGAACATAGCGAGGGTCTTAGCGACATCGGCGTCTGTGTCCATCTTGAACCCGTGCATGTACGTAGTCTTGTCACTCATGGCCTTGTAGTCACGGAATGCTTCAAACTCTGTCTGCGGCATGCCGAGAGTCTTCAAGATGAGCGCATATGCGTCGATGTGTACCGTTTCCATGTTGGTGAAGGCAGCCATCATCATCTGTATCTCGAGCGGCTTGAACACCGGCATGAGACGTTCGACGTAGTTAGCTCCTACCTCTACGTCGGCTTGCGTGAAGAACCGGAAGATTTGAGTCAGAAGGGCACGATCATTGTCTGTCATCCTGGCTGAAGCCCAATCCTTGATGTCGTTGCCTAGAGGGACTTCCTCACCTATCCAATGCGTCTGCTGCTGCTGCTTCCAATAATCGTAAAATATAGGGTATCTAGTTACATCGTAAGTACCGGAAGATGTGGTCAGTCCATAATTATTCACAACTCAAACACTCCTCGTATTTTTTAGTTTCTCCGACGAACTCAGCAACACTGGCTGACTTCGATCGGACGTAGTAAAGTGATTTGACGCCCTTCTCCCAAGCAGAGAAGTGGAGTTTATGCAGGTCGTACTTACTGATATTTGACGGTAGGAACAGGTTGAGAGACTGGCTCTGACAGATGTACCGTTGACGGTCTGCCGCGAGGTCGGTGATCCACCGCTGGTCTATCTCGAAGGCAGTCTTGTAAACGTCCTTCTCTTCTTGAAGAAGAAAATCTAAGTATTGGACAGATCCCTTTTTTTCTATAATTGAGGACCACGTTTCTTGGGTGTTTCTTTCGTATGCTTCAAGTAACTCCTCGAAACTCTCGTTCTTGATGATGACGTTACCCGAGAGGGTTTTGTGGTTGTAGATAACCGATGGGTAAGGTTCGATTCCCGGCGAAGTCCCTCCGCATATAACAGAAATTGAGGCAGTGGGAGCGACTGCAAGTTTATTGCTGAATCGGCTGATACATCCGACTTTGATGTTATCAAGGCAAGGTCCTTTCTCGGCTCCTAGTTTGACGGACGCATCGTTCGCAGCATCTCTAATGTGTCGAAACATCTTGTTGTTCCAAGATTTAGCCAGGAAGCTATCAAACGGTATGCTATTAGCTTGTAGGAACGAATGGAAGCCCATAACGCCTAGACCTACGGAACGCTCCTGTAATGCGCTATGGACGGCTTTAGCGTGTGCTGGTCCTGCCTTCGTGATGAAGTCCGACAGCACGTTGTCGAGCATGCGGAGGATGTCCTCTACGATGAGCGTATCATCCTTCCAGGCATCCCACTTCGCAAGGTTCAGGGAAGCAAGGCAACAGACGGCTGTGCGCTCCTCGTTCGTCGGCAGTGTGATCTCGCTGCACAGGTTACTAGTCTTGACCGTGAGACCGAGAGACTTGTGATGCGCCGGGGCGGCGCGATTCACGGTATCGATGAAGATGAGGTAAGGCTCTCCGGTTTGGAGTCTTGTTTCGAGTATGCGTTGCCACAGTTCTCGAGCGTCTACCATTCTGAGAATAGCGCCTGTGACAGGACTACGAAGAGCAAAAGTATCCCCAACCCTAACAGCACGCATAAAAGTATCGCTACAACAAATTCCATGATTTAGATTCAATCCTTTTCTGTTGAAGTCACCGGAGGCTTTTCGGATTTCGAGGAACTCTTCAATTTCAGGATGGTCCACAGGCAAATAGACTGCCGCAGCTCCTCGTCGTAGAGAGCCTTGTGAGATAGCCAGTGTGAGGGAGTCTTGAACGTGGATGAAGGGTATAACTCCAGAAGTCTCTCCAGCCTTGCGGACAGATTCTCCAATTGATCGGACGTTTCCCCAGTAGGTTCCAATTCCTCCTCCTTTGGCTGAGAGCCAGACGTTTTCGTTCCAAGTATCGACGATGCCTTCTAACGAATCAGGCACCTCATTAAGAAAACAACTAATAGGGAGACCGCGATCTGTACCGCCATTAGATAGAATGGGAGTAGCAGGCATAAACCAAAAGTTAGACATGTAGTCATATAGTCTTTGAGAATGTCCATCATCGTCTGAGAACGCCTTTGCTACACGAGCGAAGCAGTCTTGTGGAGTCTCTCCCGGTAGGAGGTACGACCGCTCTAAAGTCTTCCTACCTAGTTCTGTTAGTGAGTTATTTCTTGCATAATCAATTATCATTTACATACTTCCATACACGAGGATATTCGCTATATTCTAAGTACACGCTGCTTTTTCCGTTATCTACATAAAAATATCCCGCTTCGTCATCCGCCTCAACAACTGTTACAGGGAACCACGTTCCAAAAATATTATCTTTTAGAAGAATTTTTTCGTCTATTTCAGGAAGCCGTTCTAATTTTTTCTTCTTAGCCATAAGAATCAATTCCTTTCAAAGAACTCTTGGAATTTTTCTATAACTGTTCTAGTAATCCCTTCTCGTTGAATATCGTCTAACCCAAACCTTACAATCCCGAACGCTTCCTCCAGCTTGAACAGGTTCAGTGCAACCGATAGGCCGCTCTCTGACCTTAGATCCGTCTGGTGAACGTCTCCGCAGAGAACCATTCGAGAGCCTATGCCTAGCCGGGTCATAACCATTTCAATTTGCTTGGGCGTTGCGTTCTGTGCTTCATCGACGATGATGAACTTCTCGGTGAACGTACGTCCTCTCATAAGTTCCAGAGGCACGCATTCAATAGAGTCATCTAGTCCTTCAACGAGGCTCTGCGTATTCGGTAGGTTGAGGTCCAAGATCGTCTCGTGTATAGGAGCCAGGAAGGGGCTTATCTTCTCCTCGAGAGTCCCTGGCAGGAAACCGAAGTCTCTGCCTGCAGGCACTAAAGGACGGGAGACAATTATACCACTAACTCGTCGGGAGAACAATTCCTCAAAGGCACAACAAACGGTTACGAAAGTCTTGCCTGTCCCGGCAGGACCTACGGCCAACGTGATTCGTTTCTTGGCGATCGTGTCACGAAGCACAATCTGTGACCTAGTGCGGGGCTCCCATGTAAACTTCTCGGAGGTGTTCCTGTAGTTACGGGACATCTTTATATTCCAATCTTTCGATTTCGTTCTGTAAGTACCAAATCGCTTTTTTCAGGTCTTCCGCTTTGTCTCCCTTGTAACCCGCTCTCCAGATGTACTTGATAGCGTTCCCAAGTGAAAAGTTAAACCAACGTGTTACCTCTATACATTCAACTCCTGGCACTTGACTGTAGTGCGTAGGATGGTTTACCTTCTCATCTTTTACAGGACTACTTGCAAATATCTGAGGACAGAATTGGGCTTTGTGTCCTGTATTACAGCATATTAAACACCTAAGCATTTCTTTTCACCGTACTTTCGACCATGAGTGGAACTTCGAGGTTAACGTTGTATTCTTCTTTGAGTGCTGTTACAGGATAGTTGCACATAATATGTTCGATCATCGTAACCTTGTTGTTGAGGGAGTAGTCATCATCAAGTTCAAATCCTATTGAGTCATGGACAAACAGTACCATTGGGAAGTTGAAATATGCAAGGCGTTTCATGGCAAGGAAGGCAATGTGGGCGGAGAGGTTCTGGACGGGAACGTTAACGGCTTGACGGAGCTTCCCAAAGAACTTATGGCCATAATTCTGCCGAATAAGCTCTGGGTCCCCAAAGTGCCGAATGAAGCCAGTCGGGCATGCAATTTGCCCTGTTTGTAGTATCTCTGATTTTCGTTCATTGTAGTACCTTTCAAATCCTGGAAATGTAGCATGCCATTTTTCATGGACTTTCTCGCAGAGGAAGAGGTTTAATTCAACGCCCTGCTTCTTCGCATACTCGTATAGTGTGAACCCATTGCCGCAGTAGAGCTGAGAAAAATTGGCTGACTTCGCGATCTGCCGTTGTTCTTTGGTAACGGCTTCTTCTTTGATCTCGTAAAAGAATGCCGCGAAGAAACGATGTGGGTCCCATGACGGATTTTCTTTGAATCGAGATAAGATGCTACGTTCTCCAGCAAGCCATGAGGCGATCCGAAACTCGACAGCATTGTAATCAACTGAAACGAGTACTTTACCTTTAGGAGCACAGAAAAATCCTTTCAATTCACGGTCGAGGTTCTGCACGTTCGGTTTGGTTGCAGAAGTGCGGCCTGTTTCTACAGAGACCATTTTATACTCGGGGTGAGCCTTCCCGTCTCCCTGGTTCATTAGCTTCTCGTACGGCTTCACGTAGGTCGAAAGTACCTTTGCCTGTTCGCGGTACTCTAGCAGGTCCCGCACAAACGGTAGCCTCTGGTAGTCCTGTAGCACGTCCTTAGACGTTTGAGGGTGTCCCTTGTCCGTTGTAGGAAGGACACATCCTAGCCGGTTAAGGCACTCTGCGATCTGCAACGTAGAGTTCGGGTTAACTTCTATATCCTCACAGGGTAGTAACTCTTCCATCTTTTCCGTTATGATGGATCTTTTTTCCTCAACAGCCAGGGATACGCTTTTCTTAGTGTCGAGGATATATTTGCTATCAAGACAAACGCCTCTGCTAGACATGTTATCAAGAACTCTTCGTACCGGGTAAATGAGGTTTTCGATGAGATAATAGCGTCGATCTTTAGATAGTACAGTTCTGAACAATTTGAACAATAGCATTGTGTACCAGGTATCGCGCGCGTTGTAGAAATAAAACTCTTCACTTCCGAGTTTGGCATTGAATGACTCTTTCCACCCCGGCACGCCGAGGTATTTAACTGCTAGTGCTTCCAAACCTTTAGGCTGAGTTTCATCCATGAAAAACGCCATATACATGGTATCATGATAGTCATTAATATGTATTCCCTGCCTCCTAAGTATGGGGCCATCGAAATTAAATGAGTTGTGACCAACCGATAAGGTTTTGAGCCTGTTACCCAAGCCGTATACATCCGTACTGACGTAACAAATTTCTTCATTAGCCACGGCAATTTGAGTAGCATAATCTGTGAATTTCCCTTCTTCATCCACTGTTTCGATATCGTAGGCAAGTATATCACCATCTAGTTTCTCCCCTTTCCATATTTTCCATGGAACATTTGTATCGGTTGCTTGTTTGACGCACCGGCGCATATCAGATATGACCGTACGTTCTAATTGGGAGTTCTGTGCTAAGTATTCGAGGGAGTAGGAGCAGAACACCTTCGCATCTGTTTTTAGTTCATGTAAAACGGAAAGGTCCATTCCTCTATTATTCCGTACTCCCGATCTTTTGGTGACAGAGCGTAACGCGACATCGCCAAGACAGAGAATGAACTTAGGTCTACTACGATCAATCTCTTCCTTGAGGTAACTACGACACGCTTCAATCGAAGTGAGAGGCAGTGTTTCACTATGGCCACGTAGCGCACATTTAACCGCGTATACTGCATTATATTCGTCGGGATGGATACCAGCCTTTTTGATAAGACTTCGCAAAAGGTTCCCCAACGGACCCGCGAACGGTGAACCCTCAAAGTCCGCCTTACTGTCTGGTTTGTCACAAACGATGAGTATATCACGTCTTTTCACTTCCGTTTTGAGTACTGGGGAAAGACATTGAAGGGACAAGGGGCACAGGTTGCACGATCTCATTGCAAGCAGCTTATTAGCAACATGCCTGTTATGAAAAACCATGCGGAGGCAATCACAGTTCCTAAAAGGACTCCCAAATTCATTATATTTCTCCTGACTTCATATTGTCAGCAGTATTTCACCGTCGTCTAGCGAAAATTGCCCGTTCCAGTTGTCGATACAATCGCATCCCTCTAAGGACACTATACGTGTTTTATCCTCAACAGTTTCTAATAAATCTAAAAGTTCTTGTAATGTGTATCTCATGAAACTCCTCCTAATAGGATATCTTCGAGCTTTTGGTTCTGAATAGATTCGCCGAGAGACTTCTTCATCTCCAACGTCTTCGAGACGTACATATCAATTGTATTCGGCACGCGATACGAGGTCACGCATTTGCTTTTGCCAGGGGAGTAGATTCTGTCTGTCGCTTGTGACATCTCCGCGTGGCTGAAGGTTTCCGAGGTGAAGAGCGCATGCGTGGCCCCCGCCAGGGAGATTCCAGTGGACGCCGCTTGTATCTGTGCAATACAGACAACCGGATGAGGGGAGGTGTTCACGAGAGTTATAGCTTCTTGTCTCTTCGAGATGGGGGTAGAGCCTTGTATCACAACTACTTTGCATTTCAATCTCTCCGTAACTTCTCTTTCGTATGTTTCCACTTCCCAAGTGTACTTGCAAAAGATCACAGCCTTCTCTCCAGATTCTATGATCTCTTCAAGGTCCTCGCATACTGCGTCAATCTTCGCAGAATGGACATTTTGCAATCCATTCTCCGTGTTCACAAACCCGGATGTTATTTGCTGGAAACGCTGGAAGCGTGTCAAGCCATGCGTTCCATTGATCGTTTGTCCATTCAACTCCACTATCCACTCTTTTGCCAACTTTCTATACATTGTCATAACTTTAGGCGGTAAGAACACCTTACGTTCCACAAACTGATACTGGTCTCCTCCAAAGACGTCCTCTCGCTTCACGATCGTAGACCACTTCTTGAGCTTGCCCTCCAGCTCCGGCAGGTTCCGGTGCCCAAGGATCTTGCTCTGGTACATCTGATCACAGATAAGGTATCTGTTCTTGAACTTCTGGAAGGACGAGAACCAGTCTTCTTCGTCGAGGCCTACCATCTGTCCCCAGAGGTTGCCGTAGTTGTTCGGCGTCGGGGTGCCGGTGAGTATGCGTACGTACCACGCCCGCTTCGCAAGCTTACGGTATGCCTTGCCCCTGGCGGAGGATACGGACTTGAACCTATGACTCTCATCCGCAATTAGAGCCTCTACAGTGAGCTTGGGCATCTCTTTGAGTATTGCGGCAAGCCGATCATCGTTGACGACCGTCCAGCGGTCAGGAACGGTCCTTAAAAGGCGAATGGTGTCCTTGATCGTTCCCGAGAACCCGTCCAGCACCGTGATACCCAGGCTCTTGGCCTCTTCGATCCAAAATGGACATACCGTCTTTGGCGCGGTGATGAGGCAGCTACGAGGGTTCCAGTGTTTGAGGTACTCAATCGCTAGGCGCGTCTTGCCGAGGCGTGGTTGCGCGTAGATCGCTCTCTTAGGCGTGCCTAAGTACTTTGTTAGGTCGTCCTGTTGCCAAGGTCGTAGGTTACTCATTATATTCCTTTCATCGAACACAAGTTTAAGACCTGAACACTGAACATGACCCCTATATCTTATATAATTGATGTTCATGTTCAGGTTAAGTCTTCTTTTATACCCATTTTTTCTAATCTTACTTGAACAATTCTTACCGATAAACCAGTTTGCTCTGAAATTCTTTGTCTTCCCCAAGCAGGATTCTCTTTTTTACAAGTGTACACTTTCCAAAAAGCTTCATCGTCTGAGGTATCTGGTATGAGGTCTTCGACTTTGACGCCATTTTCTACGTCGACGCCGCACTCAATCTTCTCGAAGCCTTCGACGATGTAGATTTCACTATTTACGAGTTGACCATCTTCGTTTCGTTCTTTGACGATAGATCCATCTGCGTTGCTCTCTGGTACCCATGACCCTACTGAGAGTAGATCGTATTCAGGTTTTCTGTTATTTGACTTCTCTACATGAAGCCTTAGCCTTCCTTCGTGCTCTGTAGCGTGTATAAGTGATCTCGGTATGCTTTCCATCTCTTTTGACCCGTTGAACGTGCCGGACTTGTTCTCATGGAAGGTGCCTAGTATGGTTACATTACAGTCTTGACAGATGATCGACAGAGGTTTTAAGCATTGACGGGTGTTTGTGAAGATGCCTGCCCCTTTTGGGTCGAAGATGTCATATATGGAGTCGAAGTAGATGAAGTCCAGAGGACACTTTGACAAGCCTTCTCTTAACTTGTTCTCATCTCTAGGGAACATCCAATCGTTATCAAGGTCGTACAGATTTTTGAAAAGGTCAAAAGAGAAATTCTTAGTGCTGAGTCTCACGGCATTACTGAATCGCTCGAATGTTTCCTCTGTAGCGGAGAAACCTACCTTCAACCCTTCACCGAGCAGCTTACCGACTAGCCAAGGTACCCACGAGCTTTTACCTATGCCGCCTTTGCCGTACTGGAAGGTTAGCTTGTATTGTGGGATGAATCGGTGAAGTATCCATTCAATGTTAGGTTGATTCGCCGGTAGGTCGCTAGCACTTCTCCACTGAGAAGTCTTGACTGTGAAGGAAGGATCTATCTCTGTTCTGTATCTCGTAACAGATCGTGCAATACGCTCAACGTCCTCTTCAGTCTTCTCTTCGCCTTCGGGCTGTTCTATGATTCCAGAGTTAAGTATTCCGTTACCTAAAGCGTATAGCCCCTTCTCGGAGAGCCCCGCTTTCCTGGCAGTTGAGAGTATCTTATGCACGAACGCATCGCGCCCTTGCCCGTCCATGACCATGTCGAACTCGTCCGACTTGCTGGAATCCTTTTTAATGCCCTTAGAAGCCTCTAGAATGAGGGTTACAACCCATTCCGGTGCCAGGACCGGGGCAGAGTTGTTGACGAGCTTGTAGGGCCTTCCATCGACGATAGATCCAGGACCGGGGAGAGCACCTCCTGTGAGTATCTCTCCGAGAGCTTTGCCTTCAGGGTCGTAGAATTTCACCGCGTCGGGCAGTTTGACGCCTTTCAACTTCGACGGTAGCGTGAATAGATAGTGCATACCTCTGCAGTCAGTCCTAGGAGTCTCTTGACACCAAGTTGTAGGGAATGACATGTCTTCGACCTTGAAGCGCTGGTGAGTATCCTTGTCGAAGTCCAGGACGACGTACATGTCGTTGCGAACGATGCCCCAGTTTTCTGACCAGGGTATGTCCTTAGAGGCTCCTTGTATGTTCGTTGAGTACTTTTCCCCTTTCTTGAGCGAAACGTACTTTGTATGTATATCTAAGTTCTTAACGTACTCTTTACGTTGTTCGTATTCGTTATCTTCTATCATAAAACACCTTTTCTGAGAAAGTTGAGCGTGTGGTCCTTTTGGTTGTAGCCAGTAAGTCGGCCAAGCTCTCTACCGTACTTCGATATGAGAATCGTGGTAGGCACGCCTAAAACGCGCCATTGCCCTAGAAGGCCCTCGGGTGATGCGTCCGTGTCATAACACTCCATCTCCTGGTAAAGGTCCTTGTAGGCCTCGAGAGACGCCTTTAAAACGATTCTGAACGCGGCGCATGGTCCACTCCATCCTGCGTAGAAGAAAAGCACCTTCGGTTTCTTGAGTTGCGTCATGGTTTTACCTCCTATAGGGATAGATTCAAGCTACCACAGGACTACATAGGAGCACATCCCCTGTATAAGGGATTAGTTTACTTATGCTTTACAAGAGAGTACTTGACGACAAGGTCCTGGGGTGAGAAGATGTTTACATCACCAAGCGAACACTCACAAAGGGGATCCTAATGACGAAGCAAGAAGCCTACTACGAAGCTTACAGAGCCTGCAACGAAGCTTACAGAGCCTACAACGAAGCCTTCAAAGCCTGCTACGAAGATTACATAGCCCCCAACGAAGATTACATAGCCTGCAACGAAGCTTACAGAGCCTACAACGAAGCCTGCAACGAAGCTTACAGAGCCTACAACGAAGCCGAAGGAGAAGCAACGTGATTAGCAAAATGAGTATGTACTTCCTATCCTCACCGTTCCGTAAGACAGTAGAAGAGAAGTTTTTCGAGAAGTACAACATGCGGATGCAGCGGCAGGCCATGGAATCTACCCTTCGCTCGCCTTACACGTTCTCATCGCGTCCCAGGAAAGTAGGAGTTTAACATGAAGGCTTTACTTATCAAGTATCATAGACCCACGAACACTAAGGGATCAAGAATAAGTGTACAAAGCGAAGGGTATAGTCCTACTTACGTTACGTACGATCAGGATATAGATACCGATACCCAAGTAAGCATATTGGCCAACGCATACTTCGAGAACCGATTCTGTATTGATATGAGTAAGCACTCCTTCGCTATCGGTGTCCTTCCTAATGGCGACTATGCGGCGGTGCTGATATGAGTTGCGAATTTGAGAGGATTAAGGGGACTGGGATCGACGGGCCGGAGGAGTTCCGGTGCGCGACATCGAAGGATACCGATGTAGAGGACTGCTTGGGCTGCTGCTTCGCTTGCGGATGTTCCTGCGAGACCGAAGAAGAGGAAGACTGCGAAGACTGTGGAGAACCTGTACCAGAAGGATGCTTTGGAGGATGTGCACGATGAATATCTTACCTACTTGGGGATCGTTACATGAGATATCGGTTAGCGAGAACGTGTTAGATACCGCTACGGAGCAAGCAATGGAGTACGTCTATGCTGAGAACCCTACTTGGACCGATGAGGAACCCGGATGGAACACTATCGTTACTTAGGCTTTACAAGAGAATACTTGACGACAAGGCTCCGGGGTGAGAAGATGTTTACATCACCAAGCGAACACTCACAAAGGGGATCCTAATGACGAAGCAAGAAGCCCGTGAAGAAGCCCTCAACAAAGCCTGCGACGAAGCCGAAGGAGAAGCCCTCAAAGCCCGCAACGAAGCTTACAGAGCCTACAACGAAGCCGAAGGAGAAGCTCTCAAAGCCCGCAACGAAGCCTGCAACGAAGCTTACAGAGCCTACAACGAAGCGTACAACGAAGCTTACGGAGCCTACAACGAAGCCCACAACGAAGCTTACGGAGCCTACTACGAAGCCCGTGAAGGAGAATAGTATGTCATTATCACAAACGCTTGCTGACTGGACGAAGAGCGGATACCTACCAAGCGAGCCTTTAGAACGTATGCGCGATGTGTGTGCTTTGGAAGGCTTCGACTTAGATGACTTCTTGTTTCAGATATGGAAGGATACTCTCAATGACTGATTATTACAAAGTACATGAGCTTGGAGGATGGGACCCGGAGATGTGGGGTATCTTTGACCCCTTGGACCAACGTGCTGACTTCTGGAGTACCAAAGAAGAGGCTGACGAAAAATGCGCTCGCATGAACGCGGAGAGGTTAGAATCAATATGAGTAAGCGATATGTAGTAAAAGGTCCTTATAGTACACGGGTCGGCGATGGATGGAGTGTGGAGTACGTAGTAGCGGACTCCACCGGCGTCGATGATTGGAAGTTTTTCGATTCCTTGTTTGAAGCAGAAGCGTTTGTTGAGACCTTAACGCCGGCTTTACCTGTTGTCGTTGACAAGTGATAGCTTACTGCGGTATAATAAGTGAGTAGTAAACAGTATCGCTTGATCGTTAGGAGAGACAGTATGAAAGTCTATAAGATAGTGCATAAGTCGGGATGGTTAGCAGCCTGCGGGCTATACGGAATAGATAGAGCCAAGAAGTGGCTAGCCTCATTCGACGCCCGTATGTACGACGATAAGACTCTCAAGGCGGAAGAATTCAGCATCGTAGAGGAGAAGTAGTATGAACACCTTAGTAGCTTTCGCAGTAGGCAATCTCTACTTTCTCGTACCAGGGTTAGCAGTTGTCCTCCTCATAGACGCCATTCACTCAATGTGCTTAGGTACGTCAGTAGTAGGTGGATACAACAACCTTCTCCAAGCTTTAGGATCAGTCCATGACTCATAAGTGGATACTTATCGCTCTTATGATCGTCGCTTTCACTTTCGTCGCTGACTACATCACATCACCTATGCCTCCACTCGCTGCTAGGAGTACAACATGAATACCAACGTCGCCGTCACCCGTCAAGACCTGTTTAACCTCGCCAAGGAAGTTCGTACGTACCTAGAAGACTTTGAGAGCAATGCAGGACCTTTGGAACGCGCCTACTGGCTGGACCAGGCTACAAGTACCCTCGCTTACCTAACGAAGCTGAGCCTGAGATATGAGAGTCTTGCTTGGTATCATGAATACTCGAAGTAACTGTTCACATGATCCCACCGCTAAACACCCGCAACATCAGCCCTAATCCACCAGGACTGCAACCGAGAGCTTCCCTAGCTGCTACTGTAGAAGAGAGAGAGCTAAGAAAGCGAGTATGAGATAATGTAGCAACGTAGCAACATCCATGTAGCAACGTTTCTACTTTCAGGTTTGTCAATCCCCTTTACAAAGACTTTAGACTGTTAAGCTAGAGTCAAGAAGTCCCTAGCACTGTAGACAAGTGAGTCGTTAACTGCTATACTAAGAGAGTAGTCAGCACTGAGCGCAGCGAGCGCCGTATAGAAGGAAGAAGGACGTCATGCCTAAAATGTACGAAGAGATGACCATCGATGAACTTAAGGTTCACTCTAAGAGATGCTTAGCTGAGCTACTAGACTGCTTACCTAGCAGCAACGAACATAGGTTCTGGTTAAAAGCACTAGATAGAACCAATAGCGAACTAAGCCTCAAGCAGTATCCACAGTACACTAAGACTTAACAAAGGAAGGACCAGGACATGAAGCTTGTATGCACCAACTGTAATGCCTTGTACGACGTTGAGTACCGAGAGCCTGATGACAGCGGGTACTGCCCTGTGTGCGACGAAGAGGCTAGTCCTTATAACGAGACAAAAGCGATAAGAATCATAGAGAGCTAAGACTTAACACATTCAGCGAAGAGGACGGAGCGCGTTTCTTGACCGTAGTGAACTTGAGCAGCGCCATATAGAAGGAAGAAGGAAAGGTAAATGAGATACGAGGCGAGCTACAACGGAAGAGTGATAGACATACAGGCGAGTAATGAGGAGGAGGCCATGTATAAAGCCCTAAAGCGGTTTGGTTCTGTAAGGGCGCTAACGAGAGTTTGGCCAAAGAGACTGACTCCTGTACCTCCGGTATCATCTAGACGCAGCTAAGACTTAACAAAGTAAAGCCTTGACCAAGACCCTTGACACCTCATGGTGCCAGGGGTTTTTCTTGTGCCCGTCCCGACCACCCCCCCTAGGGCGGGTCAGACAAAAACTTTACAATGGGGGGCAGGGGGGAAGCTCGTTTCTGAATGACTAGACCTTTGTACCCTCTGTAGAGACTAAAGTCCTTTCTTTTACAACGAGAGAAGGACTCTCTTGTCCGACTGGGGAATACCTATACGATGAGGCACTCAATAAAAGGAGACCGTAACTAATGCCCTTGCACGTTTCGCGAATGACAGTCTTACCCTACCCGAATGGAAAGAGTGATGAGTTCGTTCAGATCGGCCTCCACCAGAACAACAACGAAGCCGATCTATTCTACGTCCCCGTCCAAGCAGCAAGAGTCTTCGCTCTTGAAGTAGAGAAGATGACCCGGCCTGCAGAGTACCCGAGGTTCTACTCCGAGTTTGAAGTGGACCTCCTCCTCAAAGAGAGGCACACCCTAATCGACGAACTTAACGAAGAGATTAACGACTTAATCGACAGACTCAACAAAGCACATACTAAGTCCTTACTGAGCTACACCCTACCCGTAGTATATCCGACACATCCTGACTACATAAAGAAGAAAAAGAACTACATAAAGAAAAAGAAGGGGCCTATATGCGACTCGTAACAACTTCAACTCTCGTAGCTCTAGCCTTTGCCTTTACTACCCTGGGAGCCTCACGACACGCGCAAACGATCAAGGCTACAACGACTCCCAAACCTCTTGCGACCACTGCTCCAGCGACCACTGCTCCAGTCTCCCAAATACAACCCCTCTCCGTTGCCGGTTCCGGTTGCACCCTCTCCCTGACCATGCCGCCGAACTGTACACCGTACTCCGCCAACAGCCCGTTTAACAGGACTGTCGCACAGCAGAACTCAGGAGTCTCTCCCTCTTCGGCCACATGGCAAGCGTACTACCGTTCAACCACGCAGTTCTTTAACCACCTGTCGTTCGGTTACACGAACCAAGTGAACCAGTGGCAGCACCCCATCTACATCTCAACCACTACTTCAGACCCTTCCCATAACGTAAGCTGCGTCTTCACGTGGTTCACATGCCCAACTAACTGGCTCCATGTCCCCTCGTACGCGAGGCCTGCAGGCGGTGGAGACGAGCACATGGGCATGATCGACCTCAACGAAGGCGACCCGACCCACGGGTTCATTGAAATGGACTCATGGCTCGTAACGAACTTCCCGCCTAATGGAGGCACTATCGCTACAGGCGAGTCGGGCAAGCTGCAGACGACTGACGAAGGCATCGGAGGAGCTGCAACTGGTGCAGGGTTCGCACTCTGGGCAGGTGTTGTCCGTGCTCCTGAAATAGCGAACTCTACACCGCAGGTCCTACACGCGCTCTTCATCGTAGCTCCCTGTACCTCAAACGTAACCGTCTACCCAAGCAACTACCGTAACTCGAGCGATACAACCTGCCCCAATGGGCAAGGAGCCCCATACGGAGCCTATGGACGCCTCAACATGACGCATGCTCAGATCGACGCTCTCGGTATACCCGGAGCAGACGAGAAGGCCCTCGTGTATGCCTTAGCGGACTACGGCGGCTACTTGGGCGATACCAACGGTAACAATGGCTTCCAGATCCAAGTGGAGGCAGATCCAACTTACTCCTTATCCGGTTCAGGATACACGTTCATGGGAACCGGGTGCCCCTCCAACGGATCGCCTTGCACCCCTCTGACCGCCTTTGAGAATCACTGGGGGAACCCCGACTGGGCGGGAGACCGCTACACGATTGACCTTACCAAGCACGTAGACTTCGCTAATAAATGGGTCTGGTTGAACCCGCCTACTCCGAGATAGGAACGAAAAATGAAACTCCATCAGGTAACCCGAGAAGATATCGACAAGCTCAGTGAGAGGATAAAAGAGTGCGAGGACCCCCTTCCTAACCTCTACACTTGGATGCTCCTAGCTCTAAAGTTCCTGGAGAACGTCCGAGAACATACCCCAGATGAGGAAGGGGTTCCGTGTTGGGGACTCAAGAGCGGTAAGAAGCGTCTTACGTTGCATGCTACGCAGAACGGTAAACTGTTCACGGTACAGCTCTCGAGGTTCGCGTTCTACATGTACGATCAGGAGTTCGATGCACGAGTACTGAACGAGCAGTACAAGAGGTGGAAAGAGAAGAAGAAGTTCATCCACACGAGCTGCAAGAACAAGTTCTGCTTCAACCCTGACCACCTCTTCGAGAGCTTCACGGCCTACTACCCCGAGAATGTCCCCAACGCACCGAAGGGTTCTGATTGTAGGCAGTCGAAACTTACGGAGGAGCAGGTCCTTGAGATACGAAACTCCCCCAATTCTCTTGCCACCCTTTCAAACATCTATAGAGTCTCTAAGCCTGCGATCTCAAACATCAAGCACGGCCTCTCATGGCGGCACCTTCTTCCCAAGGAGAACTAAATGAAGCTCACAGTAATGCCAGGTAAACTACTCATCGAAGAGTTCCCAGAGCAGACCGTCACATCCTCTGGCCTCTACGTGACCTCAGACCCCCACCAATCGAAGTACGAGGGACATGGAACGGTCATTTCAGTAGGACCCCCGCGCAAGTTCTCCGACGGTACTGAGGAGCCCTCGGAGCTTCAGCCGGGAGACGAGATCTACTACTCGAACACGACTTCCAGTCTCGCGAGAATCGGCGGTAAGGACTACCTTATCATTAAAGAGGAAGCGGTACTGGCCGTCTCGAGGAAAGATTGATGTTTACTCACCGATTCGAGTATGATCCCATCGACCCTCTAAACCAAGCCAATCAGGAGTGGGAGGACGAACTTGAAAGTCAACGGACTAGACCACGGGAGGAGCCTACTGAACGAAGAGGAGGTCAGAACTATCTACTACTCCCAGACCTCGTATCGCAAGCTCGCCCGCCAGATCAACATATCTACCACAACGATCTTCAACATCAAGCACAAGATAGCTTGGAAGCACTTGACGGATGAATATGACAAATTTCGACAGCGATGAGGCCAAGGCATTATGTTTCGTAGTATTGTGCTCTTCGGTATTGGGCCTAGCCGGAATGTTTGTGTGGTTGTATGCCGCAGTTCACCACGTTAGATAGAGAACCCGACTACTACGAGAAGATCGCAGCCTCCCGTAACCTGAAGCATGATATTCACTGCATGTGCAACCAGTGCCACAAGACTCCCATCTGCTGCATGGTCTGTCAGTACGAGTTCCGACACATCGAAGGACTGGTCAGACACAGGACCCAGAGACACGAGATCAAGAAGGGCGGGCAGCACGCTCCTATTAGGCAGAGACTCGCAAAGCGAGAGCTTATCCCAGACGGCTTGGGTTATCTCATCAAGGTGTTCGCCTCCCCAGAACGGAAGAACATCAACACGGAAGAGCTTACCAAGTTCGCGCAGCACCTCGCAGACCTCCAGCACACGAAGAAACGGAGCAGGACGAAGTTCCACATGACAGCCGCGAAGTTCCGGGCGCTCAAGGATGAGCCTAACGGAACTACTACGGTCTCACTGACCATACCGAACCAGTACCTACTGCCGGTATATCAGATGTGGGAGATTAGTGGAGTCCTCCCAAACGCTATCCTCCTGGCCCTGAACGCCTACGGCCTCGAGTACCTCGCCAAAGAACTCCGTCAGTACCCCGTTTTCCCAGAGGTAACAAGAACTCCCGAGAAGAAACTCACTGAACCTGCCAAGAAGAAGGTTAAAAATGATCCACCAGAGACCAAAACGCCGACCAGATCGCGGTTCTTTTAGGGAGAAGTACCCAAAGTTCGACGATAGCGCCTTGATTCACCATGAACTAGATCATTCCAAGGTCTGGGATATGGACATCCGGCCAAACACTTACCTTATACGTCCGTATTCGCCTCAAGGCTTCACGGAAGGGGGGCTTTATGTTAAGCTGAACGAATTATGGGCTAGAATATGGGGATTCGTCCTAGCTTGCAGCCCGAACAACGCCCTCAACCTCTTCCCAGGTGACCTGATTATGTACGAGAGATGGGCGGAACGCCTCGTAACCTACGAAGATTCGATGATCCCAGGAGAAAAACAGCCCATTGCCATCATTCACGAGAGGGAAATCCTCGCAAAGGTCGAAGATAACCTCATCCCGGTCCCTATTTAGGAGAAACTATGAAAGATACAGACCTAATCCCAGAGCAGCTAGCGGAGTACGGAGTCCTTGTGGAGACTGTCGCCCTTCTTTTATCAACTCCTAACATCTCGATGCGCGTACAAGAACTATGCAACAACATCTTAGAGAAGTACCTCATCCGCATGCACACGAAATGGCTTTGATATGAGTAAACTTAACGCCCTCGGCATCCTCGCCCGTCTCGCAGGCCTCTCAGCCCTCGCTACGGACGTTACCTTCACTCAGGGCATCACACAGCTCCTAGGTCCCAACGCAACAAAGGTGATCGCGATCATTAGCGTGGTATCAGCAATAGCTGGTGAGATCATACACATCTACCAAACACAGCCCCCGGACCCAGAGATTCCCCCTCCCTCAGTCCCGCCCGCTCATGGATAATCTCCACAAACCGATAGACGTAAAAATGACGCTCTCGTCGTGCATCTTCATGGTAGATGCTATCCTTAACGAACTGACGAAAGACCATGACAAAGAGCGTAAAGACAACCTCATTCAGAGAACCCTTGCCTTAGCGGCAGTCAAAAAAATGCTACAAGATTTGAAAGAAGGCACGTTATGAACTTCATCCAAAAAGCACAGCTCTTCGTTGTCCTCATGTTCCTCGGTCAGAAGACGAGCTTCTCGTTCTACGCAGGTAAGAGCAAGTATCTCGTTACGATCTCGTATACCGCAGAGCACCAGTTCCTGAGTATGTCTCAGCTCCTTAACGCTATCGCAGCGTTTGCGATCAGTCCTGCCCTTCCTTTCTCAACTACGATCGGCAACACTGCGATCACGATCTCTCTCGCGTAGGAGACAGTATGCAAGAACCTGACATGTTTGGGGCGGTCGCGCCCCTTCCTTCTTACCCTAAGCCAGGAGAAAATTATGCAGTCCGATCAATATCGGATATCACCGACTTCATCGTTCATCATACGGCTGGTCCGGTTTATCAGACTGTTCTGGACATTGATGCCGAACACCGCGCTAAAGGCATGGCGTTTATCGCGTACAATTGGGTTATTAGCGCCCAGGGAACAATTTTCCAGGGACGCCCAATTGAATGGTCATCCGCAGCTTCTTACGGAAGAAATCAGCAGAGCGTTGCAGTCAGTCTTATCGGAAATTTCGAGTCAAGCGATCCTGGATACACTGGTAGGCCAACTGGATCACAGCTCGACGCCCTCAATAGACTTGCCGTCTTGTCTCATATACACATACCCTCTATCGCAAGAACCATCGGACACCGGGACATTGCACCGCTTTTTTATCCGCACGACACTGCATCATACAGCACTGCTTGTCCTGGAGACCAACTCTACAAATTAATACCTCTCGTTAAGAAGTACGTAACGGAGAACCTTCATGCAAAACTTTAAGTACACCGCTAACATCGAACGAGCAGAGTTCCTCGTGAACTGTGAACTCAGACGGCAGACAGACCTCCAGCAGCAGGGCAAGTTCACCTACATCGCATACGACAAGGAGTGTCCTCTGATTGTCCGACTGGCTATGCTAACCGAAGAAGTGGGAGAAGTGGCTAGAGCGATTCAAGAACTCGACGAGTCGAACCTCAAGGAAGAACTGGTTCAAATAGCAGCGATAGCAGTCTCTTGGGTTGCAAGATTGGAAGAGGATGGGATTCGGTAAGGATCTTCTTAAAATCACCGAAGGGTGGAACAAGGAAGATAAAGGCGTAGATATCAATGAAGAGCCCTCCGAATCGGAGTGGCTCTTTTCCCTATGTACCGACTACCTCAACATGTCCGACGAGACCTCCAGCTCAGGGATAGGTCTACAGCGAGAGACGCATACTGAGCCGTGCATCTTCATTGAAGAGGCGATCGGAGACTTCCAGTTCCGCAGTGACATTCAGAAGCTCTACATGATGCTCATGCCTCGTGGCACGTTCAAGTCATCCATCTTAGTAGGCGCGTGTATCGGAGTCATCAAGGAGAACCCCGACGTACGTATTCTTTGGGTCACACATAAGCAGAAGGTGTCCTCTGGCCGTCTCCGAGTCATCAAGCATCACTTCTCGCATAACGCTGAGTTCCTCGAGGAGTACGGGTATGGGTGGAAGCCTGAGTTTCGCGAAGCTGTATGGTCTGACTCTCAGATCACCGTAGGAAAAAGAACTAACTTATCATTGATTGAGCCTACCGTCGATACTGGGTCCCTGGGTTCCGACTTAACGTCTACTCACTATGACTTCATCATCGCAGACGATCTTGTAAACGAGAAGAACGTCGTTACGCAGGAGCAGCGGGACGCTACGGCTGAGTACCTCGACAGCCTCCAGTCTATGCTCGACCCGCGCGGAACGCTCATGGTTACAGGTACCCGGTGGCATGTTGATGACGCATTCGGGCGGATCATTAAGGACGATGAAAAGCGCGTCTCAGACGGTGGAAAAGAGCGTTACAAGAAGTTCATTCGCTCCTGTTGGGACGGGCCTCAAGGTCTCTTCTTCCCTGTCGGACAAGGGTTCGACTTCCTTGAGAGCATGCGTAACCGTAAAGGCGGAGCAAGAAGGTTCGCGTCCAACTACGAGAACAAACCAGTTGCCGACGAAGATCGCGTATTCGATATCTCAAACGTCAACGTCATGGACTTCTCCCTCATTAAGATAGGCAAGACGAACATTATCCGCCTGCCTACGGGAGAGCAGTACCCGGTCAACATCACAATGGCATGGGACCCGGCAGGCATGAACCCTACCCGCAAGAGCGACTTTCACGGCGTAACCGTGGTAGGTACGGACTTCGCCGATCGTTGGTGGACCCTCGTAGCAGACGGGTGGAAGGACTCCGTCTCTGGCATACTTGAGCGCATGATCGCTCAAATTCAGTTCTACCTACCGACGAAGATCATAGTGGAGAACGTCGGCGGTTACGGCCTGTGGATACCCATGCTGCAGAGAGCCTTGAGAGAAAAGGGGCTGAGCGTTCTTATCGAAGAGGACAAAGTGGGCGGTCAGAACAAGTCCACCCGCATTCAGATGCTCGAGCCAAGGGTACGGGCAGGCAGGTTGTACGTTTTGCCTAGCCAGAGGTCGCTTATCGAACAGATCGACAACTTCTCAGCCGCGAACGAGCTTGTGCATGAGGATATTCTCGACTCTCTCGCCAAACACGAGGGCAGAACGTACCAAGCGAGGCAGAGAATACCGGACACGAAGGACATTTTCGAGCTGAACAAGCCTCAAGACCCCCTCTGGCCCGAAGAAAAGAAGGCAGGGCACTCCTCTGCAGGTTATTTCGGAATGAATTGGAAACATTGACAAATCGTGGTAGAATTATGGGGATTATACCTTCCCTCCCTCTTTTTGTGATGAAGGATACCGGCATGAAGAAGAAAAAGAAGCCTCAAGAAGTGGGTAAGATCGGTAAGGGAGGCGGCAAGATGGGGAAAGCTATGGCCTTCAATATGGAAAGCAATAAGAAGATGAAAAAGGCTAAAAAGAAGTGAAGAGATACGCTAGTTTAGCGTTATTCGCTCTCCTTCCTCTTTCGGTTGCTGCAGACCAAGTGACTCACTACCCCTATAACCAGTTTTTTGACGGCAACGTACGAGTGAAGAGTCTCACCCCTAACCAATGCGTAGCGACAGACGCTGATAAGAAACTAGTCTCGTCTGGCGGAGCTTGTGGCGGTGGGGGCGGAGCAGTTTCCTCAGTCACCTCTTCCAACCCTAACCTGACTGCTTCTCCTACAACTGGCGCAGTTGGACTTAACTTCTCTAACTCCCCTACGTTTTCGTCGTCAGTTACTTCACCTCTTCATCGAACTTCAGCGGTCGGAGCAGGGTCCTTGAGTCAAGCTTTTCAGATCGGTAGCACTGCCGCAGGCGGTTATTCAAATCTTCTAGCATGCCCTAGCAGTACGAACTGTACGGTAGACGGCAACGTTGGAACGGCTCTCGCTCTTACTGACAGTTCTAGTATTCCTTACTTTACTGTAGACAGTTCAAAAGACTTCTCAATTACTGGCGCATTCTTCTCAAATACTTTAACCCCCGGCAATTGTTTGAGAGCATCTACAAACGGTAGAATAGTGGATACAGGGTCGGCTTGTGCTGCTGGAGGCGGAGCGGTTTCTTCAGTAACAGCAGGTCCTTCGGCGAATCTTACTTTTGCCCCTACTACAGGAGCAGTTATTGGGGATATAGTTGCCGCTCCTACCTTTACCGGGGCAGTTACAGCACTCCTGTTTCATATACCTTCGACGATAGGAGCGATTGTTAGTTGGGTAGCGAATACTGGCGACAACATAATTCTGCGTACAACGGGCAGCGGTACAGTCGCCGGGATCAATGCGAACGCCTTCGGTCTGCGTGACACAAGTAGTTCAACTGACTTGGTTGCGATCAACAACATCGGTGAACTAGGAGCAGCAGACTTGAACGGAGCGAACCTCACACCTGGTAACTGCCTAAGGGCAACTACTGGAGGTAGAATCATTGACACTGGTTCGGCTTGCGGCGGCGCTCCTTCGTTGAAACTCGTCGATGCAGGCCTACCGGGTTTTGGATCCGCTCAAGTAAATGCTCCTGCTTCGTGGGCAGCTATTAACGGGGGCGTTGTCGGACTACCTCTCGGCGCTGTAATCAGTGAGATCAACATATCTTGCCAGGACTTCAATGCAACGGACGCGGCAGCAGGCAATTCGGTCTATACCCCTCTCAGTGCTGCAGGCTTAGGCGGAGCTACTTTTAGTTTCGGAATAGCCAACGGGACATTTTCGGGAAGTGCTCCGTTTAATTTAGGCTCTGTCGTTATTCCTGACAGTCCCCAGGGAGGCCCCTGGGTAACCCACAGCACATCATCCATTACTCCCTACACAGTATTGGCTGGTGATAGTTTAGTCGTACTGGTAACTGCGGTTAGCGGTACTACAACCCAATGGGTAGGCAACTGCGAAGTTTTCATAGGAACTTAGGAGATATCATGAAAAAACTTGCTTCAGTCATTCTCTCAACAGTCTTAGCTCTCGCTCCTCTAACTGCTTTTGCGGATAGTTCTGAAGAGGGTCATAAGCTCACTATCTCTGGGAACGCAGTAGTTTCTAATACGCAGGTATACCTTAACAACTCACCTAATAACCTGCCTGTGCATATTGAAGCATTTGGCCCGACAACCATACAGCCAAGTACGTTCCATGTTTTCACATACGTAGTACCTTATATCGGTAACCCCGTCTGCACAGTTTCTTCTTCAAACAGTACCCCTGTTCTGAATTTGCTAATTCCTCCCGGAAATGGTCAGGTGCTTGTAAATAATTACAGCGGAAGTGTAATAACTCAAGCAGAAGTCATCTGTATAGGTAACTGATATGCCTAAGAAGCCTCATAAGAGCGGTACCTCCGTCAAGAAGATGTCGATCATGAAGATGGTAGAGGAAATGGCAATGAAAAAGGGTATGAAACCGAAGGCGAAAAAGAAATGATTAAGAAGGGCGTACTGCTCTTCCTCTTCTTTTTAGGGTTTATTTGTTCTGTCGTGCCCCCGAGTATGGCTTCAGCAGACTTAGCCTTCCTGCAGATCACAGGCAACCCATATCATCCTACAGGGCCTTTCCTTGTCCTTCCAGGTTTGACAGGCCAGAGTGCTTGTGTTGTCGGGCTGAACGGAGCGATTGGTGGGACATGGCACGTTGAGGGGTTGTACCATGGCACTCAGATATGGACTCCTGCTCTCCTTACTGTCACTCCTGACGGACTGAACCCCAATGTGACCATCTCTACTCCCGGCAGTTATGCCTTCAACTGTGCGGACATGATAGCAGTGAGACTCGACGGGACTACCGGCACAGGAACGCCCATCACTTTGTTAGCCGCAGGTGGCGGGATCAACCGGGTACTGTTCAATATCACAGGCAGCGGAGCGATCACAGCAGTTAGCGGTAACTCTCCGATCGTTACCAACACAGTCGGCGGTGTCGTGACTGTTTCTTGTCCTACCTGCGAATCTACAACGCGAACGCAGGTCGCTCAAGTTACGACCTCTGCCTCCTCTCCCTGGCAGGGGACTTTCACGTTCGGTACCCCCTATGCTACGCCTCCCCTATGCGTAGCAACTTGCTTTAGTTCAGCTCCGTACACTACAATGGCAACGATAGTGTCTGAGAGCACAACAGCCGTGACCATTTTTGACAGCAGCGAGACAGGAGCAACGTACAATGTTCATTGCACAAGCGCGTAAGTCCCTAACAGCTTCAGTAGTAGCTTTTGCATTGGCATCGGCTCCTGCCTTGGCTGCTCCCCCGACGAACTCGACGGTTATCAATACCTTGAACCTCTCAGGTAACACGGCTTCACAGTGCCTAGCAACGGATGCTAGCAAGACTGTCGTGTCTACGGGGTCTGCATGTAGTGCAGGTACCGTAACAGCGGTTACAGGCTCAGGGAACATCCTCAGCTCAGGCGGAGCAACTCCGAACATCACGACCGTTACGAACCCTACGTTCTCGGGTACGGTAACGGTAGGCAACCTCATCAACAACGGTCTGACCGCATCACAGTGTGCTCAGACTAACGGTTCGATGCAGATGGTCTCCAGTGGCGAACTCTGTCCGACGACCTACATCGCAGGAGCGAGAGCAGGCGGTCTCCACATCGAAACCAAGCAGGTCACGACCTCGGCAACGACTCCTTGGGAAGCGACTGTGACCTTCGGAGCAGCTTACACAGTTGCACCTCTTTGCACCGCGACCTCGTTCAACTCAGGTCCTAACCCCATCCCGGTCGATGTTGTCTCAGAGAGCACGACTGCTGCAGTCATCTTCGACGGTAGCGAGAGTGCCGCAGTGTTCAATGTCATCTGCATAGGGTTCTAAAATGAGAAGGTGGAAGCGGTTCTTCCTCGCTTTAGTGGCGGCACTGAGCATATCAGTGCCCGCCTTCGCTTTCCCTGTAAACAATATCGTTGTACGCAATGCAACTGTTACAGGACTGTCTGCAAGTAGTCCAGTCTGTACGGATAGCGTGAGTACGTTAATCACAACTGCATGCCCAGGCGGCAATAGCAGCCCTCCAACAGCGCAAAAGTTCCTCTCGGGTTCAGGGACTTACACTACTCCTTCAGGCGTCCAGTGGATTAAAGTCCTTGCCGTTGGAGGCGGTGGCGGAGGCGGCGGATCCAATGCGACTGCCGGTAACGGGGGAAATGGCGGTAACACCACTTTCGGAACATCGCTCATAACTTCAGGAGGCGGAGTAGGTGGTTTTACTGGCGGCAGCTCGAATGGGTACGGCGGGGCAGGAGGAACTGCCACGCTTGCAGCAGGACCGTTGGGTTATGCTGTAAATGGCGGTTACGGCGTTCCGGCTAGCACGGTTACAGGCTCCGGTCAGGGTGCTGCATCTTGTTTAGGGGGTGCTGGTTCCGGTAGTGGCAACAACACGAATCAGGTAGGCATTGCTGGAGCTACAAACACCGGAGGCGGCGGAGGCGGTGCGGAAGGTTCTACGGCCAACGCCGCTGGTGGAGGTTCCGGGGCATGTATTGAAGCGGTTATTAGCACCCCTGCAGCTACGTACGCTTACGCCGTAGGTGCAGCAGGTACAGGCGGAACGGCAGGTACGACGGGTTTTGCAGGCGGAGCAGGCGGTTCTGGTATTATCGTCGTTACTGAGTACTATACAGGCGGTCCCATAGGAACTGGTACGGTTACCAACGTTACCGGAACTGGAAACATAACGGTAACGAACGGAACGACTACCCCAGTAGTTTCTGAGACAAACGCGCCTACCTACACAGGCACCGTTACTGTAGGTAACATCATAAACAACGGCCTCACAGCCAGTCAATGCGCAGGAACGAACGGAAGTAAGCAGATGATTTCGAGTGGGGAAGCTTGCCCCAAGAGTTTCCAAAATGGGACCCGCTTAGGCGGACTGCATGTTGAAACCGGCAGCGGATCAGCAGCGGCAGGAGCCGCATTCACGCTCACTTTCAACACGGCGTACACTGCAGCTCCAGATTGTACGGGAGGAGTGGTGGGCAGCTCGACCTCTCAGGCGGTCTCCATGAACCCTGCACCAACGACTACGGCAGCGAACTTTGTCAACAACGGCGGCACAACTCATACAGTTGCCGGTATCTGCATAGGATGGTAACATGCCTCAAATCTATTGCTACTCCGATGAAGTAGGCCTCCGCTCAGTACCTTACGGCCAAGCAATGACTACTATCCCCGGACCTAACGATGACATTAGTTCGGGGTGGTGCGATGCCTCCCTTTGGCAATATGTAGACAGTGGAGTAACTACTATGTACATGTGCATTGACTCGACAGTAGGCGCAGCTCAATGGAAAGCTTTATGAAAAATAAGCTGACTACGGAGCATCAACCCGAGTCCATCAATGAGCGCCCTGTACGTCGTTTAGACGACGATCAGTGGAGGCAGATGGGTGAGTCCGTTTGGCAGTTGATCGACATGAACCAGGGGAACCGTGGGGGCTTAGAAGAGTCTCTGAACTACGGCAATGCCCTGTATGAGATGATGGGAGAGCGTGCTAATCCTCCGTGGGATGGATGCGCGAACATCGTCGTGCCGGTTGTCTTCACTGCAGTCAAGGAGATGTCTGCCCGTATCGCTGGATCGACTCTGATACCGAGGCCATATTCGGTACATGGTAGCGATGCGATTTCGACTCAGTACTCGCACATTGTCGAGCAGTTCTACAATTCGGAGTACGTAAACAACAAGTGGAAAGCTCCTCAAGATACGTGCATTGAGCTTAGTGCGCGGGACGGTACGGCCATTCTGGAAGTGATGTGGGAGAAGAAAGTCTCTGAGACGACTCAGCTCATCGACGGGCCTGTCATGGACGAGAACGGACAGCCGATGGAAGATGAGAACGGGCAGCCGATCATAAAGAAGCAGAAGCAGACTGTGAAGAAGGTGGAATACGATGCCGTTAAGTACACTGCAGTTGAGCTTCGCGATTTTATTCTTTTTCCTAATTATGCTCCTTCTATTAAAGAAGCTGATGGAGTAGCACGTAAGATTTACATGGCCGAACACGACATGTGGGCTATGGTTGAGGCAGGCACCTTCAAGAGGGAAGCCGTCGAAGCCATTCTGTCGTACGTGTCATCTGCTCAGGATGAGCGCCCGTACGATAGTCGAGGGAACTTCACCTACACGATCGGCGGAAAGATAGCGATCGGCGACTACTCGGTGACTTCTCCTGAAGGCATTAAAATGTCCAGAGGGCCTGTAGAGATTTGGCAGGTCTTAACACGTCAGTACGACATGGATGGAGACGGAGTCTGTGAAGAGAACTTTATATGGGTGCATGATACTAGTCAAACTATGGCTGGTTATAAGCCTTATGAGTATGAAGGCGGTCGTCCCTACTTTCCTCTCTCTCTTATGCCTCGCCCGAATCGTTTTTACGGATTTTCCGTTCCTGATGTCGCTGGCTCAGCTCAAGAAGAAGCCTCCGCCCAAAGAAACGCAAGACTCGACTGGTTAGACATTGCGTCGAACCCGTCTACGTACGCAACCCCTGGCTTCAAGAACAAAGGCGAGAACGAGTCACGCCGGTTCGGTCCTGGAGTCATGTTTGAGGTCGATACGCCTACCGATTTCGGGTTCTTGCAGCTTGGAGAGCCTCCTCAAGCACTCTTCCAGGAAGAAGCCTCCCTCATCGCTATGGCAGACCGCAGTATCGGAGCCCCGCAGACAGGCGGATCTCCTCCTCAAACTGGAGGCGGCGGGAAACAGAATAGCCGGGTCATGCAGCAGAACACAGCAATGCAAGGGCTGCAAACGAACCGTACAATATCCCTGGTTAGGGATTGGATGCAAGACATTCTGCGTTTTACACATCTTTTGTACGTCAAATACGGCAAAGATCAGATGCAGATGCTCCAAGCGTCGAGCGAAGGGAACATTCAGGTCACTGTTCCGAGAGAAATCCTCGCACAAAACTACATTTTGGGTATAAACGGGCAGGGAGGACCTCTCGACAAAGAGAATAGAAGACAAGACGCTATGGCAGTCTATCAGATGGGCCTTCAGAACCCTCTGGTCTCGAGCAACATGAAGCACGTCTACAACGTCACGCGCAACCTGTACGAGACCTTCGACTACCCAGACGTAACCGGGTTCATCGGAACGATGGACGAAGCCGAACAGCTCCAGCAAGCCCAACAAATCGCTCAACAGAAGCAGCAGCAAGAGCAAATGGCTATGCACGTACTCAAGCAAACTGATATAGGGAGCATCAATGCACAAGATAGTGGACAGGGAGGTTCTGGAGATAGAAAGTAGCGATAGTATCGCTTATCTCCTAGAGTCTAAAGTCTGGGACAATTTGACAAGGAAGATGTTTAAGGATATACTCTCGCAATGGAAACAGACCTTACTAACGAGTCGGGACCTTGACCAAGGAACGCGAATAGGCTATATCGTCGCAAGACAAGCTATAATCAACGCATTCCAAATTCAGTATAAGAAACACGAACTTGAACTGCCTAAGTGGCTGGAGGATTAACGTGGCCGGTATTTTAGAGGAAGACGAAGACCTTTCCATCGACGATCTGTTTAACGAACCTGCTCCTGAACCGAGTGAAGACGACAAGAAAGCAGCCGCCGACGAAGAGAAGAAAGCAGCTAAGGCGGAGGACGATCGGAGAGCTAAAGAGTTAGCCGATATGAAGGCAGAACTGGCTGAACTCAAGAGCCAACGCTTCGCAGGGTTCCATCAAACGGCTCCCGTTCAAAACGATGATAAGCCGAAACCGCTCAAAGATCGTATCCAAGATCGTCTTGCGGCAACGGGAGACATTGCAGAAGCGATCAACATGGCTGCAGAAGAGGCCTACAACGCAGGACAGCTTAACTCTAAGGCGCAGTACATCCCTATCGCAGCGCAGGCAGCTAAGTACGCTATCTCTAAGTTCATCGACGATAACCCTATGACAACCTCCGTTCGCAAAGAGTTCGATAAGATCGTTAACGAGACTACCGACGAAGTGTTTGCAAGCTTCTCTCCACAGCAGCTTTTGCACGCTATTGAGACTGCTGCAGACGTGGCTGAAGGGAAAGTCATCCGTAAGACGAAGACTTCTCGCGGAGCAGAGCCTCCCGCATACTCAGCCGGTAGCGGCGGATCATTCGGCAGAGAATCGAATCAAGCCGCGAAGCCTAAGATGTCGAAGGAGAAAGTTCAGTCCATGCGTGAAGTGGCGGAAATCGCTGCAAGCTGTGGAATGACGAAGAAAGAAGTTGAAGAGATGCTTGGAGGAATTCAATAATGTCAGACGAGAAAGCTCCAGTTTACGCCCCTATGCCGAACATGGCTGTTGGAGGCGAACGTCGTACCGTAGAGGAGCAGATCAAGCTCATTAGCCAGACGTACCTTCCTAGACGAGTTGAAACGACCTTTGAAAAACCAGAGATGTACATCAAAGAGATTGAAAAGGGATGGGCCTATGCCTGGCCGAAAGACGATCAGTACTTGAAGGCACGTATTCGTTCAGGAGACTATGTGCTCGTCGATGAGGAAGAACTCAGAGATGACTGTGCTTTAGCCGTCGAGGTAAAGAAAGTCGCCGGAGAAGAAGTCATTAAAGTTGGAGACCTCATCCTGGTTAAGATACCCCCGGAGGCGAACGATCGTCTGTACAAGTCAAGAGCGATTTTAGGTCTCTTGAACGCTACAGGCCACACAGCTTTCAGTCACGTACAGTCTGCAGCCGAGGATTATGATTCGGGGGTTTTAGCCGAGTTAGAGCACAACGGAGAGATAATCTAACGCATAATCCGTTGACATTGTCTTAATGTTGAGGTACCCTTGCATTAACTGATAGTGTGAGGGTATTTTTACATGGCGATTCCGATAGTCGTAGCGGTTCAAAAACCGGTTGTCCAGTTGCCGACTACGGCAATTTCGATGTCACCAATCTATCTTCCTGCTGAAACTGGCCTAATAAAAGATGCAGACTTTGTTTACTTCGCGACGGGGACCAAGGCTGAAGGGTTCTTCCTATTAGGAGGAATTTTTGTTGTTGGGGACACGATCACGTACTCAATCAATGGTGTTGTTCGTCCGGCAATCGCGGTCGTTAGTAACGCAGACGCTCTTGCTAGACTCGTTGTTGACATTAACCTGTTTTCAGTGACCGAGTTGGTTACTGCAGAGGTTGACGGAAACCTAGTCATTATCACCGCTAATCTCGGCGGAGTCGCCGGTAACTCAATCACCCTTGCCATCTCCACTACTTCGGCCACTGGAGAAGTTGCTCCTTCGGGCGCGACTCTTGTCGGCGGTTCAGCTCTCAGCATGCCTGGCAGAATCTCTTCGGCTCCTGCGAACGTCACCGGCGGTCTCGTCGGTGTCGCTCAATGCTCGTCAGAGATGACCTACCAAGGCAACCCGGCAGTCGGTAAGGCTTACCCTGACTCCGTGTTCGGCGAATCGCAAGTCGGGTCTGGCCTCTTCTCAGCGATGCCTGGACAGATTCCAGTCCTTACCCTTGGGCCTCCAAATGTCGTGGTTATGAACCTCACTGCCTCAACTGGGTGGATGACTGGCGGGACTCAGCAAGCGACTTACGGGACGCCTGTTGGCCTCGCGATTGATCCGGCTACTGGGTACTACATCGCTGACCCAACTGCTACGAACCTCGTGGCCGTCATCCAAGACGTTGACAATAGCGTGAACAACGCTCTTATCAATAATCAGTACAAGAATGACCCTACAGGTATCCTCGGTATCCGAGTATATGTCGTGTTCCTTGCTAGTGCGCTCGCCATCATTCAAGGAGTTTAAGAATGCCTTCCATTCACTTTACCAATACCTTCAAGGAAGCCGCTACCAAGATCCTTGAGAATGTGTATGTCAAGGAAGGCCTTGAGAATCCTACCTTTTGGAAGGAAATCTTCAACACTCCTGACTACGATCCAAAACGTCGGTTCTTTCAGAACCATTCGTTAATCCCGTTAGGTCTCCTTGCACCTGTCGGTGAAGGAAGCGTTCCTGACTTAGACTCGGCTAGTCCAGAGTTCACGATGATGTTCACCTTCCAAGACTTCGGTCTCCGGTACATCATCACGAGAACCGCAAGCATCGAAGACCCGAAGTCGATCTTCAGCAAGCTCCCCCGCATGCTTCGCCGGTCAGTCGATGAAACCCTTGAGTACCTGTTCTTCAACAACCTTAACCTTAGCTTCCTCAGCGAAGCTCAAGGTGGGTACAACGTCGATGACGGTCTCTCGCTCATCAACGCGGCTCACCCGATCACTGGACTCCCAGGCGTCACTCAGAGCAACTTCCTCGGTAACGTCGCCTTCACGGTCGAATCGTTGCAAGCGGTTATCACGATGTTCGCCCTCACGAGAGACCCACGCGGTAAACTGATCCGTTACATCCCGAAGAACATCATCTACCCGCCTGGCTATCACCAGCAGGTTACTGAAATCCTTCAGACCAATCTCTACCCGTCAACCGATCAGAACCGTATCAACGTCGTTTCTCAGCAGAGAACGAAGCTTGAGCCCATCGAGATCCCTTACCTCAACCCGAATCAAGGCGCAGGTCCCTTCCCCTGGTGGGTCGCAACGGGTAAAGGTTCACTCGAGAACTCGCACTCCATGTTCGCACTCGTTAAAGAGAACCGTCAACGCGCGTTCGTCGATGTGAACACGGAAAACCTTGTACATGAAGCCAAGGTTCGTGTCTCGAACGGTGTCGATTCATGGCGCGGTATTGTCGGTAGCCAAGGAGCTTAATAATGAGTATCCAAATTCGGGCCAAGGAGTGTAATCCCCAGGCCCTTCTTTACGGTGCATGGGACTCTTTGCAGTTTCAGCCTATGTTTGTTCCTGCAATTGCACAGCCTTCGCTAACAACTCAAGGTATAAAACCCCTAGGACTCAATTTTAAATTCACGCATGTCTCGTATGTGTTGAGCGACATTGAAGCTCTACCTCCGTCTGCTGCTCCTCCTGTCGTCCCTTCAGGTCCGTCGGCTGTCCCTCTCGCTACTGCATCAACCTATGGAGGGCTAGCTGGTTCCACAGTCACGAACACCGGCGCAACGACTATTAACGGAGACCTCGGCCTGTCCCCTGGTGCGTCGGTTACTGGTTCTCCTACGGTCACAGGGCAAACCAATATCGCTAACCCTGCAGCAGTTACCGCTAAAAACGATCTCACTGCAGCGTATAACAACGCTGCTGCTCGTTCAGGCGCTATCTCCATACCGGCTGACATCGGCGGTTTGATCCTGTCTCCCGGCCTTTACATGGCGGCTACCTCGTTAGGCATCACTGGCACGGTCACTCTTGACGCTGGAGGTAACCCGAACTCTGTTTGGATCTTCCAAGTGCCTACTGCTCTCACTACCGCTACAAGCAGCAACGTCTTGTTAATCAATGGAGCCAATGCGAACAATGTCTACTGGCAGGTCGGAAGCTCCGCGACGTTAGGTGTTACCTCCACTTTCAACGGTACCATTATGGCGCTAACGTCGATCACCGTCGATACCAGCACCGTGGTTGTAGGTAGAATGTTAGCTCGTAACGGCGCGTTGACGATGGATACGAACACTATCACTGTTCCTACCCCTGTGCCTCCTCCTTCAGGCGGATCTACTGGAGTTCCTACCGGCGGACATTTCGCCGCAGGTAAGATGGGCTTCAACATCGTTTCAGGTAAAGGACCTTATGAAGGGGCTGGAGCAGCTTCCTCGTATGCGTATCTGACCCTCGGCGGTACCTACCAGGCAGGCGAGAAGATCACAATCTTAATCGCAGCCGTTCCTTACGTGTACGAAGTCACTGGACGCGCAGCGGCGAATCTGACTCAGCTCGCGGCTAACATGACTGCATCGCTCAACCTCCAGGCTATGACCGGCGTGAACCCTGCCTTCAGTACCTTGTATCGTGCAAACTCCCTCGGAGCAGAGATCGTCATTCAGACCATCGCTTACGATACAGCTACTCCGACCTTCTCCGTCTCGACAACCAGCATCGCTGGTACGGTAGTGGCAAGTGGAGCGAACATGGTTACCGGTGTCGCCGGAGCGAAGCCTGTCTCTCCTCCACTCGACACGACGAATCAAGGGATAACCCCTTCATTGACTGCGACCCTTGGTAACGCCTTGTTCCCCGAGGACATCATTCTCCCCCTGTTCAATGTTAGCCAGGCTGACCTTGTTGGGGAAGTATATGCACTCGAGAACTTCGACGCCTTCTGGCCTACTGGTACGGAGTTGACTCTCCGCATTACTGCCGACGGTACTGTTGCAGGCGGTCTGAACGTGATCCTCTGGGGCGTGCCGATGGACCTTCACTACTACCTTCCAGGGAGCGTTTCAACCGGCAAAGGCTTCCAGATCACTAATGAGCAACTGTAATGGGAAGCAGCATAACCAGTGTAGGAAGCGCGGGCGGAAAGCCCGTCTTCACGTTTACAGCGTCAGGACAAGATTCCGGCGTGTTACCGTTAGTAACCGAATGCTCACGCTGGCCGAAGTGGATGTTTCAAGTGGTGGGTGCTGGCCTTGGCTACAATATCACCTTGTATGGGACAATTGACACCGTTACCGCCTACCAGAACTTCCCTCCAGAGCAACGCCCAGTCAACGACTACGGATCTACAGGCAACGAGTGGTTCCCTCTTCCTGCTCCTTCAGTAGAAGCAGGCTTCCAGTGGTCAAATCCTATCTACAAGCCAGATAACAGTGCCCTTTATGTCACTGCTCCCCTTGTTGCGGTACGTGCCGTTAGCGGAACGGTCATTGGTGGTACAATATCAGGAACTGTTACGCTTTTAGCGTTCGCTCTCCCAGGATAGGTGCATCATGGCAATGTCTGATGACGAAAAAGCCGTACAAGGTATAAAAGATAAAGGCAAGCGCAAAGCGGCGTTTTATACTTTGCAGCGACGTAGTGCCGAAGCTAAAGGTAGCTCAGAATCGCGTAAGATCCACAGTAAGCTGAACCTTGGAGACGAAGCCAGAGGGTTTGCTAAGGACACCGTAGACTCTCTTAAAAAGTCTGGTCCTATAGCAGGCATGTTTGCGGCTCCTGAGTTCCGTGCAGCTAAGGCTCTTGGCGGAGCGGCTAAAGCCTTTATGGGCGGAAAAAAAGGTACTTCCTTAGCCGAAGGAGCCGTCCAAAAACTTCGTACGCCTACACCTGTCAAGAAAGCTCTTGGGTCAGGAGCGAAAAAGCTTGGGAATGTCGCAAATAAGGGTCAGAAAGTTGCGGGAGCTATGCCTCCTAAGTCTCTCTCTGGCGGATCTACGAAGAGACTTGATAGCATCGGCAAACCGAAACCTAAGGCTCTCCCTTCGGGCAACCATAACGAGTTTGAAGCAGAACTTTCAAAGATGTCCAAAAAGGGTTCTGGGCAAAAGGCTTTACCTGCATATAGCAAAAAGCCGGAAGCTCCTAAAATGTCTACTAGTGACATTATTAAGAATAGGGAAATGCGGAAAGCACATGCTGAATCTAAGGGCGAAGTGTATAGCCGTTCTAAGGAACGTACTCCTCGTATAACGACAGGAACAAAACCTAAGACATTTAACAGAGACGGTTCCAAGAATACTCGTCGCGATAATCCCGTCAATACAACGAAAAGCAAGAAAAAAAGTGGGTAGAAGTGATCAGTGGTCAAGTAATCAACGATTGGCGACGTAACGTAAATGAACCTGGTACAAACAGGTTCACTGTTGCTGATTCTATTGATCTCTTAAACAAGGCTCAAGTACAGACTGCTCTTGATCTCCCCTATACCGAAGGTACTGACACGTTCCCGACGATCGCGAACCAGCAGGAATATGCTATGACGGAGAACATTCGTGTTCTTCGTGTTTACATGTTAGGCCCTAACGGAGCGAAGCAGCTCATTGAGCCTACCGACATACCGACGATGGAAGGCGAGAACGCAAACATATTCGACGCTTCCTCTGACTTCATTCAAGGTCAACCGCCTCTTACCCCCCAATGGATAGCACAAAAACCCGTCACTTATCCTTATCGTTCGCCACAGCGCCAAGGTCAGGGTCACCCTGCTTCAATGTGGAACTGGAGTAATCCTCCGAGATGGTATCGCAGATATGGTAACATTGGTTTCGTACCTCCTCCTAACGCTGTTTTCACTGTCTGTATGGATTTTATCCCTATCCCTCCTACAGTCGTCAATACATCTGACCTTTTAGCGTTCCCCGAAATGTACCGAGATGCTCTGGTCTACAAGATGTCGGAGTACTCGAGACAAGCGGACGGTTCTGCAGATAGCATGAAGAACGCTCAATTGTACATGGCGCAGATTAAGAAGCTGCAGACGAACGTGAACAAGTTTCAAGCTACGAAGTCTCTAAACTTTGTACCTTGGGTACGTCGTTCAAGAGGGAACAATTCCTGTGGCTGGAGCGGTGGCGGATGGTGGGGGTTTTAAATGGCTGAGAGTATTTACCCTTTTCTCCCAGACAATGCGGTCTCCCCTTCAGGGAACTTTCCTTTTGATATTGTCATAGGGGCTACAGCCTTTCCCGGCATTCAGTTCCTTCCGACAGAACCGAACGGCGAGTACCAAGAGATTCGCGAAGTCTCAGGCAACCTCTGGCTCGTTACGAACGCTATGTGGAATCAGAACCTACTGCAGTGGGACCAAGAGTCGCCTCAGAACACTGGCCTGCCTGCGTATGCTCTTGAACTAGGCGCAGACGGGTCAATGACTCGTTGGGAGTCTCCGCCTACCAACATACCTTCCACGCCGATAACCTGGACGAGACTCTTCCAAATTGACAATAAGGGGCAGGTCATTAGCGTCCCGTTGACCGTCTTGACGATAAATCAGGCGTCACAGCAGATTTTCGTTACATGGGACCCAGGTGTTGGGGTACAGGTTCAGGGAAGGCTTCTCCAGGTAACTGATGTAGCGTCTGCCGCGAACTCTCTCCTTGATAACTTGGTAGTAAACGGGGTATCGAAGTGGGCTGTTGATAAGACAGGCACGCTCGTAACCGGGATTATCCCGTCGGCCCGTATAACCGGCCTTGTGCCCTTCCCTGGCTTCAATAATGTTACCTTAACAGGCGCAACCGTTGTAGCAGGGACCCTTGATGTGTTCGGCGCAGGCACGTTTCACTCGTCACTTACTGCAGACACGACTCTGTTCGTTGTAGGGCTAACTACTACAGGCAGTCTGCATGTTACTGGGGGGGCTACAGTAGATGCTTCGTTAACTGCAAACAGTACCTTAGACGTTTTAGGGCATACCCAACTAGCTAACGTCACTCTTAACCCAGGCACGCATATAGATGTGAACGGAACGACTCCGGTTGTCACTTTATCGTCTCCTGACGGTAGTATAACTATATCTCAGCCTACTTCGCACTCATACACCGTACAGGCCCCGACTACGGCAAACCACATTTCGATCGGCGGAGCGGTCGTTTCGTATGGAGGAAGTCCTTTATCTCTTACGGTGCCATCTAACGGGGCATCTTGGAATGTTGTTTGCCAGGCTTTCATTCAATACACATCCTCCGGGGGTGTCAGTACCCTTAATGTGACGGGTACGGGAGGTACTGCGGGAGGAGCTTGGCAAGGAGGTTCAGATCCGGTTGCTAATTTGCCTGCAACTACATTCGGGCAGTTTACCTTACAGCTAAACGGATTAGCAAACCCTGGAGATACTGTTACGTGTACGGTATCTAGTTCCGGTGCCGTTTCTGTTAGTACGTCCAATATCCAAATAACAGCTTTCAGGGTTACCTAATGGCCGTCCCTATAGAGGTTGAGGGAGACAATGTTCAACCGATACTTACTGTCGGTCCTGTTATGGGCATTGATGCTACCACCGCTCCTTTTCGTCTCGCTCCAGATAACATTGTGGACGCAACAAATGTTACCCCCAACGACACTTTTGGGTCTTACGTTACGGCCCTTGGTCGATCGTTCGTCGGCACACTACCAGGCCCGATAAACGGCTTCACGAAGTTCATCCGTCCAGGGTTCGCCGATACGTACATCTTCGCGGTCGATGTAGGCGGAGTAGGTACGCTGTATGAGGGACCTCTCTTAGGTCCATACAACCCCCTGGCCCTACCCGAGGTCCTCACCCCTGGCCTCAATACCCAGTTCGTGTTCTCCCTGAAGTGGTGCTTCGTCAATAACAGTGTCGATCGTCCATTAAAAATCGACCTCAATCTCGTGGTTACGTTCTGGGGTATCATTGCTCCTACGGCGCCTACGGTAACAGGGAACGGGGCAGGCAACTTAGGCACACCTCTCCCTGTGACATACTACTACTGCATTACATTCGGAAATATCAACCAGGAGAGTTCACAGGGCATTGTCTCTCTTCCTGTCACAGTAAACAATCAAAGCATCAACTTAACCAACATACCTATTTCACCAGACCCTCAAGTTACCCAAAGAAACATTTACCGTCTAGGTTTAGGCGTACTTAACCAGTTCTACCTGGTTCATACGATCTTCGATAACACAACGACGGCCTATAACGACAACCTAGCCGATGTAGACGTTACTGGGCAGCTCCTCACGGTGAACCGAGATGTCCCGTTCCCGTTCAAATTCATCTGTACTCACCAGGAGCGCATTTGGGGATGGGGAACTCCCTTGGACCCCTCCCTGGTCTACTACTCCAACTTGAACGAGCCTTGGGGCTTCGACCTCATTAAGGGATTCTTGCCGGTCGGTGAGAACTCTTTCAATGACGCTGCTGCTGGTATGACAAGCCAGGGAGGCGTCTTACTGCTTAACAAGGATCGAAGCCTGTATGCCGTATATGGCTCAACTAATGCTGACTTCATTGCTATCAAGATATCTGACACCGGGTGTCGTTCGGGTCTATCTGTTGCAACTCTTGACGGAATGTCGGGGTGGATAAACAAGCGAGGCGTCTGGTTCTCTGACGGTACGACTCCAAAGAACATGTCAGACGGGCAGTACCAAGTATCGAACATCAAGAAGTTTATCAGGACATTAAACGATACGGACTTAGACACTGCCGTCGGGTTCTGGTACGATCGCATGTACCACATTAGCTTCCCTAGACTGAATCTCACGTATTTCTTCGATCTCCGGTCTCAGTCTTGGTGGAAGCTAGGATGGGCTACGAATCATATCTTCACGGACGCTGAATCTAATCAGAACGTGCTCGGTAACAACCTGCAGCACATCGGTCAGTTCGATCAGTGGTTCACCGGAGGAAGTGACATCGGAGAC